GGTGTAGATGGAAACGAATTATATCCAATTGAAATGCATGAAGTGTTAAGGTTAATGGAAACCCAGCCAATCAAAAGTATGTTTACATTTGACCACCACGAAATAGTTGAAAATTATAAATAAAAATATATGATACCAAAAGTATTAACATTAGTAAGAGGTTTGCCAGGTAGTGGTAAATCAACATTTGCAAATTTAATCACAAACAAATTTTCAATTTGTGAAGCTGATTTATTCTTCTATGATAAGGAAGGTAATTATAACTTTGATGGTTCTAAAATAAGACAAGCACATAATTGGTGTAAAGAACAAGTCGAAATTCGTATGAAAGATAACGAAGCTAATCCACAATTCTATCCAGAAATTGTAGTATCAAATACATTTACTCAAGAATGGGAGATGGAAGAATATTTTAAGTTAGCTGAAAAGTATGGTTATATGGTATTTACTATTATTGTAGAGAATAGACATGGTGGTGTAAATCAGCACGGAGTTCCTGCTGAAAAGTTAGAACAAATGAAAAACCGATTTGAAATAAAATTATAATGAATAAAAGAGAATCATTATCAAATAGAATCCAAAACCTAAAAGGATTAGTAACTCATATGATACGAATAGGTGAGGGGGATATGGCAAGAAGGGTACGAAATGATATAGATAAATACGAAAGGGAATTAGAAGGAATGAAACGAACAAATAGATATTATGAATAAGAAAATAGGAAATAATCCTTTGGGTGAATTGGTTAAGATACTTAAAGAGATTTGGTTAGGGTTTAAGATTGCAGAAAAAAATAGAGATAAATCCCAATGGGGTAAATTTTAATATATGGAAAATAATAATTCAGTTTGCTACGTTGCAACAATAAATGAAATCAAACCAATTGAAAGAGCTGATAATATTGAATTAGCAGTAGTTGGTGGGTGGAATTGTATAGTAAAAAAAGATGCCCATAGTGTTGGTGAGTTGGTAGTATGTGCAACAACCGATGCAGTTATACCATTTGAGTTATCTGAAAAATTAGGAGTAACCAATTACCTTCGTAATGGCGGTAGGGTTAGAACTGTTAAGTTAAGAGGAGTTTATAGTGAGTGTTTGATTATCTCATCTGGTAGTAAAAACTATAAAGAAGGTGATGATGTAATGACCAAATATGGTATTTACAAATACGAACCACCTATTAAACAAATTCAATTGTCAAGTGGTAAAAAGATTCGTTATCAAGATAATCCATATTTTCATGTCTACTATAAGTTTCCTAACTTAAAAAATGTACCGGGAATGTTTACTGAAGATGACACTGTGGAAATCACTCGTAAGATTCACGGAACAAATGCAAGATATGGTATTGTTAAAAAGAATAAATTATCAATATTAGATAGAATTAAAAAATTCTTTGGTAACAAATGGGCTGAATATGAATTCGTAGTAGGTTCACACAATGTAGAAAAAGGTTCTGATTCTCAAGGATTTTATGATACCAATGTTTGGTATGATATTGAAAAAAAATACGATATCAAAAATAAGTTGTGGGGATATGTTAAAGATAAAATTTATGGTGATAATATAGGTGATGGGGTTACCTTATATGGTGAGATTTACGGAGCGGGAATCCAAAAGGGATATGATTATGGACTGAAGGAGATTAAGTTCGCAGGATTTGATGTAAAAGAGAATAGTGAGTATTTAAGTGTTATTAATTCAAAGTTGTTAATAGCAAATATTTTGGAATTACCTTATGTAGAGATTTTACACTATGGAAATTGGTCACAAGAAGTACAAGATAAATTTACATTCAATAACTTTATCCCAAACACAAAAGTACCAGAAGAGGGAATTGTAATCAAACATCAAACAGGTGAAAGACAAAAGATTGCAAAAGTAATCAACCCTGATTATTTAATCTTTGCAGAAAAACATAATGTGGAAGATTCACATTAAAATTATAAATTATGAACGAATCATTTTCAAATTACTTAAAAGGAATCCTTACGATACTATTGATAACCCTAGCAGTATATGTATATGATGGACACCTCCACCCAACTAATCAATCATCTCTACTAGAAATATTTGGTGCATTGATGTTGGTAATGGTTGTTATCGTTGGATTCAAAGAATACAATAAATAATGCGTAACTCAGGAATACCATTTCCCATACAAAAAATAAATGATAATCTATATCAAGTTGTAGCAGAATACCCAACCGAGCGAATACCTGATGTTGCCCCAATAAAGGAATGGTTAAATTGTGATTCTGCTTTTAGAACAAAAAATGCTACCTATATTTTCTGCAGAACAATTGAAGAAGCAGAAATAGTAGAAGACCCTCCACAATAATATTTTTCAGTTATCCATATTTATAGATATGGAGTATACTCGATTAGAAAATTTACGAAACACTTATCCGGCACAAACAACTACCGATTTGAATAATATAAAAACATTTTATTCAAAGGAGGAAGGATACGTGCGTAAATATGGAAAAGATAGAACAAATGCATATCTTGATTTTAAAACATACCCAGTTGATAAATTAAATGTATTAGACCCCATTATATATCCATATGTTGATTTCAAATTCATTGTTCAATTTTACGATGAGAAAGAAGGGTTTTTAGAAGAATGGACATCTGCTCCTTTTAAAAAATTATTATTAAAAGCACAAGAAGACGGTAACCCATATTTTAATAAATTTACAGTTCCAATAATACCAATGGATTATGGTGAATTAAAAAATCATCATAGGATAAATAAATTATCAATAGGAGAACTTTATTCAGAAACAAAAGTTATAAAAACTATTTCTACGATTGAAGAAATGTTATTACATATTCAATGGTTGGTGGTCTTTACCGATGAATTTAGAAATACTGAATCTGGTAAAACAATTAGTGACCCTATATACCCAATTGATGGTATTGGTACTTGGATAACTACTCATGACCCACAGGGAACGTTTGGACTAGGTTGGAGTGATTACCTAAAACAAACCCTTAATGATAAAGAATTTGCAATTGAAATAACCTCCGATACCCTTAAACCTAAAGAAGTAACTATAACAAAACCTTCAAATAAAAGTTTAAATATCGTAGAACCTCCGAAATCAGAGCCATCTCCACCAACCCCACCTTCTTCACCTTATACCCCGTCTAATTATACACAAGATTATTCGTCCGGTGGTTATAGAAATGGTGGAATATATTATCCGACCGATTACTATGGACCAGGATATTATAACGATAGTTATAATTCACAAATACAATTTCGCAACGATTATTACAACATACGATAAGCCTAAAAGTTTTAGTAGTTTATATTTAATAGTAATCTAATAATTTCATCATGAAAAGCAGAACGTTTACTACACTTGATTGGAAAAAGTATTTAGACCCAAATAATAATTTAAGGGTTGCACGGTTTTTAGAAAAGCGTGGATTCGAAGTAATGAATCAGGTTTCCCAAAACATTCATAAGGCAGCAACAAAGGGAATGAATGAAGTAGCAATATTAGTTCATCCAAACGCTAGTGCAATTTCAATTGTACCTAAGACCGATTTCATTGAAGCATTAGACCATTGTAAAGATTGGTTTCAAGCGAAGGAAGAGTATGAAATGTGTGCACGAATAGTCAAATATAAAGAAGACATCGTAAATTTAAGAAAACCAATTCAGAAAAAAAAAGAAGTACGAAAATTAATTTAACTTTATAAAAAAAAACTTATGGCGGATAATTCATCATTAAAGCATAAAGAGATTACAGAAAATATCAAAAACGAAAAACAAAGACCTAAGAGTCCAATAAAGTTTCAACTAACTCTTAACGAAGAACAAAAAGAAGCTAAAGATAAAATCCTAAATAATGCAATTACCATTTTAAGTGGTAAGGCTGGAAGTGGTAAAACACTTTTAGCATGTCAGGTAGCGTTAGATTTACTTTTCAAAAAAACCATAAATAAAATTATTATTACTCGACCGACAGTGAGTAAAGAAGAAATTGGTTTCTTACCCGGTGACCTTAGAGAAAAGATGGAGCCGTGGATGCAACCAATCTATTCTAATTTTTATCAATTGTATAATAAAGAAAAGATTGATAAGATATTAGAAAGTGGCGAAGTTGAAATCGTACCCCTTGCGTTTATGAGAGGTAGAACTTTCTTAGATGCATTTATTATCGTAGATGAGGCACAAAACTGCACCAATGACCAGATGGAAATGATTACATCTCGTTTGGGATTAAGGAGCAAGATGGTAGTGTGTGGCGATTCACAACAAGTGGATTTAAAATATAGAGGAGATAGTGGATTCAAATTCTTAGTAACTGCCGCAAAGAAAATCAAAGATATGGATTCTCAAACCCTACTTATAAATCACCGTCATCCAGTTGTGGATGCCCTATTAGATGCATACGAAGAATTTAAGGAAAAAAGTAACCCTACTCGCTAACTAATTGATTATCAATTGGTTCGAAAAAACATCAAAAAATATTTGGTAATACCAATAATTGTTCGTATATTAGCTTTATATGAATGAGAATGGTATTACCAATATAATTAATGTTTACTATGATAAAATATGTAAACACTATGGATATTCTAAATATCACGATGATTTTCCATATCTATTAATAGAAGATTCCCCATATTCAGATGCAGATGAACCGAACTTAATCGGTGAGTTTTGTTTTAGTGAAAACGAATTAATTGTATATTGGAAAAATATCAAATCAACCGAAGAGTTAGTTCGGACTCTTATTCACGAATATCAACACTATTTACAATCTCCTAATTGGATGACCCGATACTATAATATGGGATGTGATTATCATACTCACCCATATGAAATTGCGGCATACGAACGAGAAAACGAATACAAACTATTTTATGAAAACGAAACAATTTAGAAGTGAATTTGGTAACGATATCATTGTCAATATAATTGGCTCTGATGATTTCCGTTATTCAGTTGTTAAACCATTATTTGAATCATATGGATTTGGGTTTATGATACCCGCTAACATATCTGAAAAATTGATGTTAATAGATGGTGAACAAAAATTAAATAAACATATTCTAAAATGGATTGAAGCACATGAAGTTGCACACTTTATGTTAGGACACGGATTAACAAAGAATAATTCTGCAGAAGAAGAGATTCAGGCAGATAGATTAGCATACCAAATGTTAGATGGTAAGGGGTATACTAAATCTGCACAAATGGTTAAAGATAAGTTTGAAGAAAGACACGGAATAAAATATTAAAATATACTATGGGTAAATATAAATTTAAAAATCGTAAGTTTCCAATACAATTTCAAAAAGTAGTTGATTGGATTTCTGATACAAAAGGAGTTGATGTTATATTGAGTGATTCCACTTTGTTTATGGGGCATTTTACACGTCGTATAACAATACACCATAATTATGATTTAAATAACAATGGGTTATATGCCTTACTACACGAGTGTGGTCACGTCCTACAACCTGCAACTAATGTTGGATGTAATGCATATAAAAATATTGATGATACCGACCACCCAAAAGAATTTATGATGGGACAGTTCTTAAATGAATTGGATGCGTGGAATAGAGGAATGGAAATCGCAAAAAAGTTAAACCTTAAAATAAATGAAAAACAATTTGAAAAAGAAAAATCTGAAGCACTACTTACCTATTTTACTACTACCCCTCCTACTTTTAGCTAGTTGTAGTAAAGAGGATATCCCATTACCTCAACCTAAGCAAATAGAACCACCGGTTGTTGTTATAAAAAAATCAGATACATTATATTCACAATCATATCTCAATCAAAAATCTGGAATATTTTTTATGTGGTATTATAACATCCAAATAAATTCTGCTAAAAAAATATTAAACAATAATGAGAAGGGTGATTATGGTGCCGGTCAAGCATATTACGATGTTAATGGTGATGGGTTTGTAGATATTCTTACATCATATAGTAATGGTACAAATGGATATAAAGGAATTCGTTGGTATATCAATAAAGGAGATAATAAAAATTTCTATTCAGATACAACCTATATTAATGGTAATACGTTTGGTAATACCGCACATAAAGTTTTAAAAACTGATATCAATAAAGATGGTAAAGCAGATTTTGTAATATTGGGAGTAGATGAAAGAGTGGTTGGCGATTATAGTGGTAATTTCAATGTACTATTATCAACCACTACAAATAAATTTCAATATATCACAATTCCAAACCCAAATAAATATTGGTTTCATAATGGTGCCACCGGCGATTTAAATGGTGATGGAAATGTAGATGTGGTTGCAGGGACATTTGTTTGGTACGGAGATGGTAGTGGAAATTTTACAAAATCAAATATTGAATTAAATAATTATACATCGGCTATTTTGGTGTACGAAATATTAGACATCGATAATGATGGTAAAGATGATATTTTAATTGGTGGTAATGATGCGTATGGGAATACTACTATTATTTTTAACAATAGAACATTTATAAATTCTAAAACTATACAATTTAAAAAACGTACTGATTTTCCATTTTGTGTTGATTTTGAATTTATAGATTTGGATTTAGATGGGGATTTGGATATGATAGAACTAAGGGCAGATAAGGAACAAATACAAACTAAACTCTTTGCATATATAAAGACCAGTGATGGTTACTCATTAGACCCCGCTTATTTCAATGATTCGTTAGATGGTGGGGGTGTATATGGTCAAACTGATAAATACGGATGGAGCACCTTTAAAGTCGATGATGTGGATGGAGATAAGGTATTGGATATTGTGGCTGAGAATTTCCACGACTCCCAATCAAATGGGTATAAAAAAGTAGGGGGAAATTGGGTTAAATTCTCCTTCAATTGATAATCAACGAGTTACATATTAAAATAATTTATAAATAGAGGGTAAAAAATTTGGAAAATCCAATTATTCTTCGTATCTTTATTGTATAAGAAAGAGAGATAATAACAACAATTAACATTATGACTGAAAATAAAAAAATACTTTACATTGACATGGATGGCGTTTTAGTAGATTTAAAGGCCGAGTTTGATAAGTGGTTTGAGAACCACCCACATTTGATTGATAAATACAAAAAATATCCTGACCATATTCCTGGTATATTCCGAAACCCACCTCCATATGAGGGGGCCATTGAGGCTGTTAAGAAGTTGGCCGAAAGTGGTAAGTACGAAATATTCATCGCTACCGCAGCACCGTGGGGAAACCCTGATGCTTCAACTGACAAACGATATTGGATTGAGAATCACTTTGGAAATCTCTTTCACAAAAAAATGGTTGTTACACACCGAAAAGACCTTTTGGCTGGTGATTATCTAATTGATGACCGAATTAAGAATGGAGCCGGAGAGTTCAAAGGTAAGTTACTTAAATTTGGTTGGGCATATGAAACAAAGGAATGGAATGAATATCCGACTTGGGAATCAATCTTAAACAAATTGTTATGAGAATCAAATGGTTAGTATTAAGTTCTTTACTATTTACTGCTTGCAGTAAAGATGATATACCCACCCCTATCCAAAAATGGGGACCGGAAGTTCAAACAAAAACAAATACCATACCAACAAAGGTTAGTTATAATCCGAATGATTTTACATTAGATGGTCGATTACCACAAGATGCGAATGGGTATTATCATTTACAATTGAATCCAAATACAAACCAAACAACACATAGGGTTACCGGTACACTTAAAAATACTACACAACCTATTAAAGTAGAATGGGAAAGTAATTTATATTGGTGGTTATGGAAAGATGATGTTGTAGCAAGAATTACTAAAACCTACATCAATGAATTTACAGGTCAACTTACTTATATAAACTTACCACCACTTACGAATTGGAGAGATGTACTAATACCTACTTGTAATTCTACATCATATAGTGGAACGAATGGTGAGATAAACACAATGATTGCACCGGTTAATAAAATGAGAGGGGATACCCTACGTTTAAAATGTACAATGATTGAAGCAAAAATTACTAAACAAATTAATATAGTTTTAGAATGAGTATAGAAGAAACCCCAATAGAATTTCCAGAAACACCCATAACCGAAGAAACGTTTGAAAGACAGGGATGGGAAAAGATAGATGAGATGGCTGAAGAGGGTGATGATGAGGAATCTGCTCCAAGTGGGATGTACTATTATGTATTACCCCTACCGAAAGATAATCCATCTGAAGATGCACCTTGTTTAATATCATCTATAAACGATGAATGGAAACATATGGAATTACCAAAGGGAAGTTATATAGTTGAAATTGGAGATGCGGTTGGGTTGGGATATTGTGAGAGTGAAGAACAATTAGAAATTCTATATAGGGCATTGACAGGACAAGAAATTGAAGATTAAAATATAAATTATGAAAAACTATTCAGCAGAAGACCTACAAAAGAATTATGATAGATTCATTGAGGCATTAAGTAAAGTATTTAGTGGTGAACGTTTAGAGAAATTAAAGTTCATGTATTCACAAGAGGAATTGGGAACTGAATTGGTTCTTGCCCCTGCAAGTAGTAAAGAACATTATCATTCTGCATATGTTGGTGGATATTTAGACCACGTGATGAACGTTGCCCGAAACGCGTATAAGATGAAAAAGATTTACGAGGAGGGTGGAATCAAAGTAGATTTTACCGATGAGGAATTATTCTTCGCAGCCTTTCATCATGATTTGGGTAAGTTAGGGGTGAAGGGTCAACCTCATTATGTAGAGGAGGGTTCTGATTGGCATAAGAAGAATCAAGGTGCATTATTTAAGATTAATGGTGAGAATCATTATATGGATGTAACCCATAGGGCATTGTGGTTACTTAACCAATATGGTATTACCTATTCCGAAAAGGAGATGATTGGGATTATGTTAGCAGACGGATTATACAACGAAGGTACTAAACCTTACTTTATCAGTTTCCGTCCCGAGATGAGGTTAAAAACCGACCTTCCGTACATTCTACATTGGGCTGACCATATGAGTTGCAGACAGGAGAATAAACAATGGGAAGATTCAAAACCTTTCTAACTGACAAGTTGTCAAATAGGGTTTTAAAATACTGACAATATGTCATAAAGTACCCTTTGGTATAACAATTGTAATATTAGAGGTATTGTTTAACTAAAATAAAAAAATTATGTACACAGCAAACATTACAAACTTATTGGATTTATTTGAATCCGAATTACCAACTTGGAATTCAACATCAACCTATTCATCTTTCAATAGATATGAGGGTAAGGTATTGGAAGATGGGAAGTATCAATTAACTCTAAATGTATTAGGCCACAATCCAAAGAACATTAAATTAGAAGTTACTGAAACTCAGATTCTAATTAAATCAAAAAAAGAAGAGGCTAGTTCTTCATTAGTTTCAGATATTGATTTAACTTTTACACTTGGTAAGGATTATGATGGAACTAAATCGGAAGCTAAATTTGATAATGGTTTATTAATCATTACAACTGATAAATACGATGAGGCAAAACCAAAAAAAGTTCAAATCAAAATTGGGTAATTAAATTAATAAAAAATTAATTAAGGGTCATCATCGTTGGTGACCTTTTTTTTTATTATCTGTATATTTATAGACAACGAAAACAAACGAAAACATATGAAAGGTGTATTAATAGGTTCAGATTTTTTAAAATTAGCAACTGGTGTAAAATTTTTAGAAACAAACACAGATGTAGATATAACTGATACGATGTTATCAAAATTAGAATTAGATAATTTATTTAATTATTTAACAACTAATGCTTATACTAAATTAGTTTTAATTTACAAAATAAAGCATATAGCAGAGAGTGTAGTTAATTTATTTGAATCAACTGCTACTACAAATGGTATTACACTTGAAAAAATCATAATACCAAATAATAGTATTACAATACCATCTATTACAACCGAATCAAACACATTTTATTTAAGATGTGCATATGATGTAACTGCTATTGTAGATGATACATATTGTAGAGATAAATCAGAAATGACCAGTTTGTTATTTAAAACAAATAACGAAAACATTATACCAGCAACGTATGTAAAAGATATAACCGATGATACTATACGTGATAATTTTACTACAATTAGTGATAATGGAGCCCATCCAAATGCAATTATTAAAAAGGTATTACCTGATTTTGAAAAAACAACATATCCACAATTTCGTAAACTTAATTCTAATTCCGAATTGGAGGTATTAAAATCATCTCTTACCGACGGATTGATGTTACAAGAATATAATTTTAATAACACCGCATTAGTAGATAATAGAATATATGATGTTATTAGAACTTGGAATATTTTATTAGAAGATGTAGAAACAATGATTTATTTAGGTGGATATGTAACGGCAAACCAAATTGAATTAGATGAATCAAAAATAACTTATACGGATAATATATTAGATACCAAATGGAGAACAATGTATTATTCAAATCCATTCAACGTAGCTGGTGGTGTTCCCGGTGAATATGAAGTTATAAAAATAGTAGATGGTGTGGAAGTAGTAACTAATATTACAGATATAGTTTCGGGTGATACCATTAAATCAGTAAGTTTGACAGGGTTGGCAGGTAGAGGACCTAATTATGAATTCACTGGTTCATTATCAGAATTATTCACATATACTACAGCTTCCGTTCAAAGTATAAGTACTATAAATTTTTCAGGCTGGCTACCCCATATGCATTATGAATTTAATTCTATGACCGGTAGTAGTATGCTTACATTGAATGATAAACTTATAGTAAAAGAAAATGATTCTTTTAAATTTAAAACGTTAGGACTAATTGAAAATACTGATTTACTTGTACTTTCAAATGATACCACTGCTAGTATAAATTCTATAAATTTAGAATGGTATAGTGGAAGTATAAGTACAATAGATATAGAACAAGATGATGTGTTTGTAGCAGGTACTGAATTAAATCAAATCGGTATTGATATAACCATAGGAGGTTTAATTTTACACAATAAAAACTAAAATAAAATGGCAATATTACTAACACCCCTACCAATTATAACTCCAATACAAACAACGGATAAAGCAACTTGTACAACATTGTTACAAATTATATTTGCAGCAATAAAATCAGAACATAGTTAATAACTATTTACCATGAATACGTTATGGGTTTTTGGTGATAGTTATAGTGCACCATTTTCTAAGATACAACATGAGGGCCCTTGGAAATCGAATTATATACAATGGAAAGGATATACACCAAAATGTTATAGTGAATTTGTAGCAGATAAATTACAACTAAAACATATAAATTTAGCTGTTGGTGGAACTGATAATTATACCATACTTGATTCTATTATTTCAAAGGTAGATTCAATTGATACAAATGATATCATTATTATTGGATGGTCTAATACAATACGATTTAGAGTAGTAAATATACATAACGATTTCACTACAATATTAGTTTATAACGCAACTAAAACATCACGGCCGAATAATGGCTTCAATTCTAGTACTGAATTATCCGATTCTACATTAACAGAACTAATTATTAATAGAGATAGTTCAAAGTATATTGATGAATTAAATAATTATATAAAATTAATTAATTTTTCCTTTAAAAAAAATAAAGTAATTCACTGGTCCCCATTCGTAAACGTTAGAGATAGAATATTACCAACCAAAAAATGTTTGATTAATTTAGAAACGGTAACACAAGAAACCAATGGAATAGTAGATGATGGCCATTTTAGTGAAAATGCACATTATGAATTAGCCGAATATTTTTTAGATATAATTAATAGTTACGAATATCCATCGGATAAAAAATACATATAATATGAATAAGTTATGGATATTTGGCGATTCTTTTTCTGCTACAAATAAACGAAAAAATATTGAACATTGGCGTATAGATTATATCAAATGGAAAGGATATGTTACTAAGGTGTGGCCTGAATATTTAAACGATAAATTAAATTTTAAATTAATAAATCTTTCTATAAGTGCAACTGATAACTATACTATATTTGATACAATAATTGATAATATAGATAAAATTGAACAAAATGATATTATAATAATAGGTTGGACATCTACTTTACGATTTCGATTGGTTGACAAAACAAATTCCTTTAATACTATACGACCTTCTTCTAATTTTAAAACCAGTACACTTAATTTTCCGTTTGAATATAATAATATTTCATTGAATACAATTAATGAAGTATTGGTAAATAGAGATACCGAACTATATGAATGGGAATTAAATAGATTTATTAAAATTATAAATTTATATTTAAAAGATATAAAAATATTACATTGGTCTCCATTTCAATTACATCACCCTCATTTAAAAATAAAAAGAATATCAGAAATAGATAAGTTGGAAACTATATCAATGGAAACTAATGACGAATTAAATGATTACCATTATAGCGAAAATGCACATTCTATATTGAGTGAAAAAATCCATACATTACTATATGAATAAACTATGGGTATTTGGAGATTCTTTTACAGAGGGGTGGGATTCATCTATGTACTATTCAAAAGATGTGTTGCCTACTTGGAGAAGTAAATATATAAATTGGAAAGGATATGTTCCAAAAGTATTCAATGAAATTCTTGCCGATAAATTAAAAATTGAAACCATAAATTGTGGTATCGGTGGAGCAGACAATTATACCATCTTCCATGCTATAATTAAAAATTTAGAAAAAATAAAAAAAAATGATATTGTAATAATAGGATGGTCTTCCGTTTTACGAATTCGAGTTGCAAACCATAATAATATATTTACACCCATACAGGCTTGGATGTTAGGATTGACCGATGATGGGTTAAGAGATAGAGAAATAAATATTTCTCAAAAAACAATAAGGGAACTATTTGCTAATAGAACTAGCTCTGTATATGTTGATGAAATTAACGATTTAATAAAAGTTTTAAAATTACTATTAAAAGAACAAAAAGTTATAAATTGGTCTCCGTTTTATGATAATTTTAAAATGGGAATGAATATTTTACCAATACCACTATTAGATACGATAATAGATGAAACAAAATATAAAATATTAGATGGTCATTTTTGTGAACCATCTCATTTTGCATTGGCTGAATATTTTTATGATTTGATAATTAGATATAATGATAAAAAAACTTTATTATGAGTAGTTTATGGATATTTGGAGATAATAATTCCGCTATTTTTGGCAAAACACCAGAACGAAGATTTAAATACTACAAAGAATACAGAGGTGGGATATTTCCAAAAACCTGGTCAGAATTATTGTCACAAGAAATTAAACATACATTACGAAATTTAGCAGTATCCGGTCAATCTAATTATGATATTTTTGATATGTTTTGTAAATGTATAGAACAAATTCAAAAAGATGATATTGTTATAATTGGTTGGGGATATGTACAAAGATTTAGATTAATAGATGAAAATAAAAATAGTTTTATAACAATACGACCGAACCAATTTAAAGAACATCAAGTTAATATTCCCAATATGTTAAATGGTATAGATAAACATACGATAGATTTGATATTAAATAATAGAAAAAATATTTATTGGAATACCGAAATATATAACTGGGAAACTATAATAAATTTATTATCAAAATTAATCGGATTTAAGATATTATATTGGACATTTGATACTACTTTAAATAAATCCTATTATTTATCAACAAATAGTTTTAGAGAAGATTTAATTAAAAAAGGAGCTGAAGATTTTACTATGGAAACTAATGGTATTTTGAAAGATGATAATTTTGGAGAAAAAGGACATTTAGTTCAATTTGAATACTTTTTAAAACATATACAAAATGAATAAGTTATGGTGCTTCGGAGATAGTATTACAGCTGGACATGGTTGTAAATTTGAAATTATTGATAATTTTTTAAATGAAAATACATATTATTATTTAAAATTTAAAGATTATATTGATGTTGATAAAAAAATATGGCCGGAGATTGTATCTGACAATTTAAATTTACAATTAATAAATAAAAGTAAAAATGGAATGACTAACGAATCTATATCCGATACTTGCTTAAAATTTTTAATTGAAATGAATAAAAATGATATTGTAATATTGCAAATAGCTAGAAATGGTAGATATGACTTTCCATTCAAAAAAGAAAAAACATTGGCTGGGTATAATGAAAAGAAATATAAAAATGATGATGAACTATTTAATATACCAAATTCTCCATATTACTTTGAAACAATTTTTGTTTCAAATATAGAAAAAGAATGGGATGTATCAATGAAAGATGCGTTAAGACATGTAGCTATACAAGAAAAATTAGGCCCTAAAGAATTAGTATCAAATGAATCAAAATACAATTTAATAAGAGGATTTTTTGCTGAATTTGTTAATACTCAAAAATATGATGAAAGAAGTATTTGGAGAATTATTGAACTTTCAAAGTTATTAACATCATTGGGAATTAAAAATTATATAATAAACACACCACAATGGTCGGTGTATTTAAATAAACCAAACAATTTAATAGAAATGAGTAGTGGTGGGATAGCTGAGTATGTTGCTAAAAATAAAAAACAAATATATCACGAAAGTTTAGGAAAGATAGATGATGGCCATCCTGGTTATTCTGGTCATATTGATATAGCTAATCATATTATAAATTTTATTAAAGATGGAAATTAATATTATTGAAGATTTCCTATCAGATAGTGAGTGTGATTATATTTTAAATAAATGTAAATCAGAATTAACGTTATCTGAATTTGATAATTATTATGGTAAATTTAATAGAAAACAAAAATCTGCACGAATATACGATTTGGACTTTGTAAATCTAAAATTAAAAAATGTATTAAAAACAAAAATTAATATTAATGGAATGGAAATTTCCGATGTTATACATAAATTTAAATTTGCAGAATATAAAATAGGTGATTATTTTGATTGGCATACCGATAATTCACCATCTTATACAAATGGTGTTATTACAACTATAATTGAACTCAATGATAATTATGTAGGTGGTAGTTTTGAAATTAAAAATTCAAATGGTGAATTGATTCCTATTGAAAATAAAAAAGGTTCACTTTATATTTTTGATTCAGGGTTACTACATAGGGTAACCGAAATTCAATCAGGTGTTAGATATTCATTATCAAATTGGTTTTCATTAATTAAAACAAATAAAACAAAACAAAATTTAATATAAATGGAATCAAATAATATTATTGTTATTGAAAATTTTTTAACAAATGATGAGTGTGATAGTGCTTTAAATAAATGTAAAAATATTGTTCTTAAAGATGTAGATATTCGTAATAGTGCATTTAATAGAAAAGTATCAATAGGATTTGTACATGATTTAGAATTTATAAAAATTAGATTACAAGATGTATTAAAGAATTCAATTAATATTAATGGTATGGAAATGTCTGTGGATTATTTCCAATTTACAGAATATAAAAAAGGTGATTATTTTGATTGGCATGAAGATAGAAGTTCTAATCTTTATAGAATTGGAGTTTTTTCAACTGTTATTCAATTGAATGATAATTATGATGGTGGTATTTTAGAAATTAAAAATTTAAATGGTGAATTAGTTCCTATTGAAAATAAAAAAGGTTCACTTTATATTTTCAATCCAAATTTACTACATAGAATTACAAAAATAGAATCAGGTAGTAGGCATTCATTAATCAGCTGGATTTCGTTAATTAAAACAAATAAAACAAAACAAAATTTAATATAATGTTACTATTTATAAAAAAATCATACGCAGATATATTTGAAGATTTTTATAATATTACTAATGGTGATATTATAATAGGTGGTTCATTGAGTTTAAAATTACAAGATATAATTGATAGAGATATAAATGATTTAGATTTAGATATATCCAAATCTGATTGGTATAAATATGAATCTAAAATTATTAAAAAATATAAAATATATTATGAAGGAATTACGTCATTAATGCCAAGCGTAAAATATGAATATATAAATAATACATGTTTAAATAAACAAAATAAAAATGAATTTCATTTATTTATTAATAACATTGATGATACTAAATTAGAATATAATACTATAATTTATAATAATACCCCAATCAGAGTACGAAAACCTGAATTAGTTTTATTAGATAAAGAATGTATGTTATTAGATGATACGACAGGAAAACATATATTAGATATTGCCATAATAAAAAAATATTTAAATGAAAAAGAAACTACTAATAGCTGGGGATAGCTTTGCAGCTGATTGGACGAAAAAATACAAAAATGTATGTGGTTGGGTTAACATGTTAGAATCCGACTATGATGTTACAAATATCGCACAAGCTGGAGTTAGTGAATACAAAATTTACAAACAATTAGAAAAAATAGACACTACAAAATTTGAACATATTATAATATCACATACATCTGCATATAGAATACCAATAGAAGAACATCCAATTCATAAAGATGATTCACTGCATGATGATTGTGATATAATTTATTCAGATGCAGAGGTACATATTGAAAATAATATAATGAAAACTGCAGTTGATTTTTATGTAAATATTTTTCATCCTGAGTATTTTTGTTTTGTAAATGATTTAATTTTTAAAGAAATAAAAAAAATCACACCAAACGCAATCCATATAACATTTTTTGATAATTTTTATGATAATAGTATTTTAAAATTTGAAGATATTTTCTTATCTCACAAAGGAAATATAAATCATTTAGACGAAAAAGGAAATAGTTTATTTTATAATATTATAAAAAATATATTAAATGAAAAATAAAATTGCAATATTTGTATGTGGTAGCGGTGGCAGCGGTAAATCTACTTTTGTAAAAACACATTTTACTGAATATATTCATATAGATATGGATATAATATATGAAGAATTACTATTATTAAATAACTTAGGATTAAAAATAAAAGATTTTAATGAATCACAATCGCAACTAGCATTGGAATTATTTGAAACCGCAAAGGAATTAAATAATGAAAAATTAAAAAATACAATAATTGCGGGTAATAATTTAGTAATAGATGGAGTTGGTAGAGATTCTAATATTATTTTAAATCAAAGAAAACATTTAGAAAATTTAGGATATACAACCCATATGGTGATGTTGTATGTTGATTTAGAAGTATGTATTGATAGGGTTGAGCGTAGAGAACGGGTTTATAACCAAAGCATTATAAAAGATAGTTGGTATCGTTCTTATAATAATATTGGGACTTATAAAAAAGAATTTGATGATAAATTTAAATTTGTTTATGATATTAATAATTTTATATTAGATGATTTCATCAAATTAAAACATAATATAAATTTAATTTAAATGAAAATATTAATTTACACAACACATAGAACCGGTTCAACATCTTTAGCACATTTATTGATGACCCACTATAACTGTGATTATCAAAGAGAATCATTTTTTAAAAATAAAAACTTTTTTAAAACAATTGATAGTATTGAAAATATTATAATAAAATTAACACCGGCTGAAATTGATTATAATTTAGTAAGAAATATATTTGATAAATGTATTGTATTAACTAGAAATGATATACGAGCACAATCAGAAAGTAGAGCTTATGCTCATCATATTATAAAATACCACGTTCCATATATAATAGATGATTTATTTTTAAAAGAACGTGATGATGAATTAAATAAGTGGGATACCATAATAAAAAAAGAAAATGGGATATTAAATAAATGTGAAAATTGTTTACAAATTACATATGAAGATTTATATTATAGTGATGGTTTAAAAAAAATTGAAGAATATTTAAATACAACTTTTAATCTTCTAAAATTAGATAATTCTAAAAAATATAGAAACGGAAAAAAAAGTATAATATAAATTATGAAAATATTAATATATACAGGCTATAGAACTGGTTCCAATTCACTTGGAGAATGGTCATCTATTCAATTAGATTTACCATATCATCACGAACCATTTAATAAAATGAACAAAACAAGTGTCAACCTTTTTACAAATAAAAATTTTTCAATAGAAGAAGCCGGAGATTGTATAATGAAAATATCACCATTTGATGGGTTTGATTATGAGGAATTAAAAAAATTATTTGATAAGAGAATAGTGTTATATAGAGAAAATACCAGAGAACAATCTGAAAGTTTAATATGGTCTAATGAGAAAAAATTATGGCATCATACATATTTAGATGATAAATTTATAAGTGCACACTACACTATACCAATTGAATGGTTGGATAAAAATGCAGAATCAATTAAATGTATGGAAGCGGATTTGCAAAAAGAAAATGAATTGTTAAAATCATTAACCGATTGTTTACACATAACATACGAAGAATTATATTATTCAGATAATGGTATTAAAAAAATAGAAGATTATATAGGATTTAAATACAAAACAAAGTTTAACAAAATACATAAATTAAGAAATGGTTTTATTAAAAAATCATTAACATAATAAAAAATTTGATTTAACAAATTATAATGATAAGAGTTTATTATCACATATATTCAATAGAAGGGGTAGAATCAATAATTGATGAACAGCTTTCTTTAATAGAAAAACATTTTGATTTTCCGTATATTTTAAATATTGGTATCTCAATTGCAGATGATACTTCTCCAACCAATTCTATTATAAAACAATTACATACTTACAATAACGTAAAGAATATAGTAAAAGATACATATAAAAAAGGAAACGAATTTGTTACATTAAATTTAATAGAAAAAGATAAAGAAACATTTGCAGATTCGGATTATATTTTTTATTTTCATACTAAAGGTGCATCTAATTTAAAAAATAAAAATAAATATCCAAATGCTGTGAATTGGAGAAATTTAATGCAATATTTTAATATTGAAAGATATAAAGTTGTATTTAGAGTATTTGATACTATGGATTTTAACACATATGGCATGGCCTTAAAAAATATATCAAATGCTATACCACGTGATATTCCATATTATCATGGTAATTTTTGGTGGATGACTGCTGAATATGCAAAAACGATAAATATAGATAGTATTGATACATCTAAAAGATGGGAGGCTGAATTTCAATATATTCAAAAGGGTATAAATTGGAAACCATATTCAGAATATAATAATGGTGAACCTAATTATAAAATAAATTTAAGAAAAGAAGATTATAATTCACTAATATAATCAATTCGGTAATATATAAATATATAAAATTACCTCTTTTTTATATCGGACATATTTATAGGTGTACATTTAAATACAAATTATGAAACCAGAATACAAAATGAGAGCTCAAGAAAATTTAGAAGCAATTACTAAAAGAGCTAAAGTTATCGCAGAAATGTTAAAGGGTGAACGTCCTGCTAATCAAGCGGAGGCAGTTAAGTTATCAAATGAAATTGAAAAATTAGTAGAACTAACAACAAACATCGTAGATTTATCGTAAAATGAATTGGTTAAAGTATTTAGTCGGATTATCAGCGGTAATCGTTGCCGGATGTGCTGCGTACTTTTCAGTAACGGGATTAGGTGTTTTATTTGCTGGAGCTTCACTTTCAGTAATGGTGATGGCAGGTTCATTAGAATTTGCTAAATTAGTTGCTGCTACTTATCTAAAACAAAAGTGGGATGATATCGGTGGGTTTAACAAATGGTATCTAACAAGTGCCGTAGGTATTCTTATGTTGATTACCTCTGCAGGCATTTTTGGATATCTTTCTAATGCGTTTCAACAACAAAATTTAGGATTGCAAAAAGTAGATAGAGATATTGCAGTTTACCAAACTCAAATTACTAAGAACGACGGGGAGATAGTAAGATACACTACTCAACTAACTAACCAACAAAATATCAGAAATTCACAAGAGAGTAACTTATCTAAACAAATTGATAAGGATAAATCTACATCTAGAGTATCTCAGATGATTAAATCTGCAGATAGGGAAATTACTTCGATATCAAAACGAATTGATGAATTAACTATAAAAAATAACGCAGCGTTAGATTCTATAAATGTTATTAAAAATAATAATATTGAATTAGAAAAAGAAGTTGGTGGGTTTCGTTTTGTGGCAGAAGCGTTTAACGTACCACTTAACTCCGTTGTTAAATTTTTTATATTCATTATCGTATTTGTATTTGACCCACTTGCAGTTGCACTTATCATTGCATTCAATGGATTGATTGGTAAAAAAAATATGTATGGTGAGAAAGAACCCTTAGTGGAAAAAAATTATCAAATATATAAAGATAGTGAAAAAAATTCTACAAAAGAAGATATTTTAAGTGGTATGGTGGAAGATAATCAACAAGCAGGATTATACGAACCTCCTTTTGAAAATCCACTAATAGATGAACCAGATGAAGATTTATTAAACCTCAAACCTGATTATACGGTCAGACCGATTGATTATGATAGAGATGGTTCTATTGATGGATATGATACCGATGGTGATGGATTAATAAATGAAGTAACCGCACATCCAAATAGAGCTCAGATAATTAGAGATTATAAACCCTATTACGCATTTGAAGGATTTGATTGGAGTGATAAGACAAAATGGATAAATGACCAGAATGCGGTTAACTATTGGATTAGATATATAAAACCATCTCAATATCCAACCGATTTTTCAAGTAAAACTTATTAACAATGGTAACAGTATCAGAAACCGCAGCTAAGAAACTAAGTTCACTCATTGAAGAAAGTGGATTTAAAACTCCCTTTGTTAGAGTTTCCATTAAAGGTGGTGGATGTAGTGGATTGTCATATGACCTTTCATTTGATACTGACCAACAGGCAGGAGATAATCTTGCAGAAGATAAAGGAGTAAAAATTTTAGTAGACAATAAATCATTATTATATCTTTTCGGAACAGAATTAAATTTCTCAGACGGATTGAATGGTAAGGGATTTGAATTTATAAACCCAAATGCATCCCGTACATGTGGATGTGGAGAATCTTTCGCAGTATGATAATAACAAGACCAACAAAAGTACAAAAGCCGTGGGGATATGAACTATGGGTTCATAACGATGCACAATATTGTGGTAAACTTTTAGTTTTCGCAGAAAAAGGTGACAAGTTTTCAATGCATTATCATATGCTTAAAAACGAAACGTGGTATATACAAGATGGACAATTTGAGTTCAGATGGATTGATACTAAGATTGGTATAATAAAAAAAGAAATTCTAAACGAAGGCGATTCCGTTTATATTGAAAAGGGTACACCACATCAACTTACTTCTTTGCAAGAAAAGGGAGTTGTGTATGAGGTAAGTACGGAACACTTTGATTCGGATTCATATCGAATTTATAGAAAAACACCAAATGATTTATTATGATAAAAGTTTGGGTAAATGGTACATTTGATATTGTTCATTTAGGACACATTCAATTATTAAAGAGGGCAGCAGAGTTAGGGGATTTCCTAGTTGTTGGGGTTGATGGTGATAAGAGGGTTACCGAATTAAAAGGAGAACAACGACCTATAAATAATATTGTAAGTAGAATCACCTTATTAGAAGCTATCAAATATGTTGATAGAGTTGTAATATTTGATTCGGATGAACAATTGGAAACCCACATTAAAACAATGAGACCGGCCATTATGGTTATTGGAGAAGAATATAGGGGTAAACGAATTGTAGGGAGTGAATATGTAGGTGAAATCGTATATTTCCCTAAGATGGAAGGCTTCAGCTCAACCCATATAATAAATAAATTATATGATAAATAATTTGGTATTATCAGATATATTTCGTATATTTGTATAACAACAAATTGTATTAGAATGATGAATTTAGGATATGCTTGTATTAATATGAGTATGGGTAAGAAAGTAACTACTAACCGAAGTATGGTTAACCGAACATTCCAAGCCAAAGGTATGGATTATGTATCCGAATTAACCTTACTCAACTCCAAAGATGTTATTAAGATTTTAGAATGGAATAGAATGAACGGAATTAAATTGTTTCGTTTATCATCCGCCATTATCCCGTGGGGCGACCATATCGATATTACTCAACTCAAAGATTATAAAGAAATTAAATCAGAACTTAAAAAGGCTGGTGATTTTGCTAAGTTTCATAATATTCGTATTACCTCCCACCCTGGTCCATTCAATGTATTAGTTTCACCTAACGAATCAGTTGTATTAAAAACACTTGCTGATTTAGAATTGCATGGTAAGATATTCGATATAATGGGATTATCTAAAACTCCTTACAATAAAATTAATATCCATTGTAATGGTGTTTACGGAGATAAAAAATCTGCATTGGATAGATTCATACTTAACTTCCAAAGACTCTCTCCATCGGTTCGTAAGCGGTTAACAATAGAGAATGATGATAAGGCATCTATGTATTCAGTTAAAGACCTTATGTATGTCCATAATGCAATCGGTGTTCCTATTGTATTCGATTATCATCATCACCAATTTTGTACCGGTGATTTATCCGAAGAACAAGCACTTAAACTCGCAATCACAACTTGGCCAGCAGGAATTACACCAGTTGTACATTATTCAGAATCAAAAGCATTACACGAAAATAACCCAAAAGAAAAACCACAAGCCCATTCCCTTTATATCAATTCATTACCTAACACATATGGTAACAATGTAGATATTATGGTAGAGGCCAAAGCAAAAGAATTAGCAATATTACCTTTTATAAAATAATATGGAAAATCAAGGAAAAACAAAACAACAAGTTGAAGATTCAGAAAATTTCACATCAATAGCGGTAGTCGGAGGAATCGTTACACTATTGAGTATAATTTTAATTGAATTATTTTTTTAAATGAAATTAAGAGATTATCAATTAGAACCAGTTGCTATTGGTATTGAGTTTTTTAATACCCCAAAAATGGCACCATCGATTATCGTTGCACCTACTGCATTCGGTAAGTCAATTGTTATTGCCTATATCGCAAAGGGTATTAATGAAAAGGTATTGGTAATCCAACCTTCAAAAGAATTATTAGAACAGAACTATAATAAACTTATTAACTTAGGTGGTAAAGCATCAATCTATTCGGCATCAATGGGTGAGAAGGAGATTGGTGATATTACCTATGCAACAATTGGTTCTATCATAAACATTGCATGGAAATTCAGAGAGTTAGGAATTACCAAAGTTATAATAGATGAGTGTGATAGATATCCAAGAGATAAGAATGGTCAACTAAGAAAGTTTATAGATGGAATGAAGGCAACTCATGTATTGGGTTTAACTGCAACTCCACTTAAACTACAAACCAATATGGGTGAGACTGGTCCATATTCTAAATTGGTAATGTTAACGAATCGTTCTAAACACGGAACATTTTTTAAACATATCATTCACGTTTCTCAAATTGAAGAAATTGTGAAGATGGGGTTTTGGACTCCATTAGAATATCAATCTTATGATTTTGATACGGGAGCATTAGTATATAATTCATCTGGTGCTGAATATACAAATGATTCCATTGCACGTGCATATGAGAATCAAAATTTACAAGATAAAATTGTAAAGAAAGTTAGAGAACTACAAGATAGAAAATCAATATTGATTGCAGTACCAACCATTGAACAAGCAACCCAATTAGCAGGAAAGATTCCATCTGCAGCAGTAGTGCACGGAGAAACCCCAACCGGAGAACGTAATCGAATCATTGAAGAATTTCGTAATCAAAAAATTAGAGTAATTGTTCAGGTGAATGTATTGACAGTTGGATTTGATTATCCAGAATTAGATTGTTTAATCACCGGTCGACCTACTGCATCAATTTCGTGGTGGTATCAGTTTGTGGGCAGAGGAACTCGTATTCACGATAATAAACAAAATTGTTTAGTTGTGGATTTTGTTGGTGCAGTTGATAAGTTCGGTAAAGTAGAATCTCTTTACTATAAAGAAGATGCGGATGGTATATGGGAATTGTATGGTGAAAATAAAAAGAAACTTACAGGTATCCCAATGCACGAAATTGGAATCCACTTAGAGGGTGGTATCAATTTATCAGAACAACGAAATGAAGAGGGGGAGATACAAAAGATTTATATGACATTTGGTAAGTATGCAAACAAACCAGTAGCATCCATTCCACCCTACTATCGTAAGTGGTTATTGGATAATATAAAATGGAATCCATATAATCAGAAAATTAAAGATGAAATTCTTCGTTTAGAAAATCTTAGGAAATAATTTGGTATTCTAAGATTTTTTTCGTATCTTAGCTTTTAATATGAAAAAACTATTAATAGTACTAATGTTATTGGGAGTAATAACGTTAGAAGCAAAACCAAAGTATCGAATTGAAACTTTTGTTATCAATGGAACCCGAATGTACCAACCACAACAAAAAGTTTGGTTTAGAACAAGTATGGGTACATTGCCTTTTAAAGTATGGGTATCGGGTGATTATCCATTTCAAAATAAATTTCAAGCAGAAGAAATTATTAAAAATTGGAAATTGGATTACCAACTAAAAAAAGAGTATAAACGTTCAGAATATATACAAATAAAATAATATGAGAACTACAAATATATTAGCTATAATATTAGTAATAACAATTATAATAATTGCATATGGATTGAGTAGAAATTCATCGGAAAAGCAAATTACTACAATTAGTTATAATAATATAGATTCATTACAACGTACAATTGATTCATTACAACTTGAAATAAAAGTTCAAGGGGATGGGTTTGATTATAAAGAATTAAGATATGATGAAACCATATTCAGATATGAATTAGGAATAGAACATATTAAACATTATCATAGAGAAGCATATGAAGAGTTTGTTAGAATTTCACAATTTAAAGAACGCTATGATAGAAATACTGAAAGAGAATTTAGAGAAAGAAACAATTTAAAAACAATAAAATAAACGAAAAATGGAATTAATTATCACAAAACAAGAATTAGTAGAGAAATTACAAACTGAAGTTGTATCAGTAACATTTACAAAAGCAGATGGTACGGATAGAACAATGTTATGTACAAAACTAATTAGTAAAATCCCACAAGAGTTTCATCCTAAAACTGATAAGGTTGTTAGATTAGATGAAAGTGGAAATGTAGTTGAATCAGATTTGATTACCGTATTTGATGTAGAAAAAACAGGTTGGAGAAGTTTTAATTTTACAAAAGTAAAAGCAATTGCTTAATGAATACCTTAGATAAAAAGTATCAACAATTACTTAGTGATATCATTGCGTTTGGGGTAGAGAAAAAAGATAGAACCGGAACTGGTACTATATCAGAATTTGGTCATCAGATACGTCATAAGATGAGTGAAGGATTTCCTTTACTTACTACAAAGAAGATGCATTGGAATTCTATTGTAACCGAACTCTTATGGTTTTTAAGAGGTAGTACTAATATCAAATTCCTATTAGATTATGATTGTCATATTTGGGATGGTGATGCTTACAAAAACTATTTAGAAGAAACCCAACATGAAGCATCTTATACAAAAGAACAATTTATCAATTTAATTAAAACTGATAAAGCTTGGGCAAATGTGTGGGGAGATTTAGGACCAATCTATGGTAAACAATGGAGAAGTTGGAAAGGTGATACGTGGGTAGAAGGAAACACCGATGGAACGGATGGAGTGTATCTTCAATCTGAATATGTTGACCAAATTCAAAACCTTATTACCGAACTTAAAATAAATCCCGATAGTAGAAGATTAATGGTATCTGCTTGGAATGTAGGTGAGTTAGACCAAATGGTGTTACCACCTTGTCATTATGGATTCCAAATGTATACACAAGAGTTGAGTGATGAGAGACGATATAATATTTGGTTTAATAATAATTATGAAACAGGTATGGAAAGATTCTTTGACCCGAACAAATTACCTGATTTTGATAATTCATATTATACACCAACCCCAAAGAGGTCTATATCTTTAATGTGGAATCAAAGAAGTGTGGATACATTTTTAGGATTACCATTTAATATTGCTTCTTATGGATTGTTGTTGGAGATTATTGCAAAGGAAGTTAATATGGTGCCAGACGAACTGATTGGTAATTTAGGAGATGTTCATTTATATAAAAACCACATTGAACAAGCAAAAGAACAAATCAGTAGAACCCCATATGATTTACCAAAGATTCAAATAACGGAAAGGAATTGGTATCAACATCAGTTGGTTAAAGAAAGATTGGGTGAAAAAACTTTAGATGAAAAACTTAAAAGTTATAGACCTGATTGTTTTGAATTAATAGGATATGAATCACATCCAAAAATTAAAGCACCCCTAAGTAATTAAATAGAATGGGAAAGCAAAGGGCTAAAATAGATAAGATAATTAAAGAATGGAAAGATTGCACCACACAAGAAATATGGGAAGGTGTAAGAGATAATTTTATTTTTGGTTTTTTAGGAGCAATGTTAGTTGTATTCATTGCAACTCGAGCCGATATTGCAGTACTAATAGGGTATATAACGTATTATACCTTTATGGGTAGAATTGTAAATAGACCTAAATATGTAACTGATTTTGGAAAATTAATAATATTCCCATTCCCATCAGCAATAGGTGCGTTTGTTGGTTATAAACTATCGTATATACTATTGGGATTGATAAATAAATTTTTTACATTTTAAATTTACTATATGGCAAAGAAACCAGAACCATCCGTAAAAGATAAACCATTAAAATTTGAACACATCTATGAAGATGATGACTGTATTTCTATTTGGAAATATGATAAAACTAAATTTGCCAATGGCCCAATATCAGTTGAATTTAAATACAAACCTGCTTGGACACAACGAATGAAATTAATAGAAACTCAAACCAAAGAGGCAAAGAAAGCAAAGACAAAAAGTAATGAAAAAACATTATCTAAATTCAAATAATGAAAAACATTTGGTTTTATCAAAAAAATGTTGTATCTTTGTAAGATAATATTTTAAAATAAATAGTATGAATAAATTAACAATTGAAATTCCACTTTCTTTAATAAACGAAACACCAAACAATTATGAATTGGGTGAAAAAATTAGAAAGATAGCAAACAAATTAGTAGAACCCAAAAATGAATATGGTAAACAATTATCCATATTTCCAGAGGAGTTAGAATATACTGATGAATATTTTAAACCAAATTATATAAATCCATATCATCCATTAAGAAAATAATTAAAATGAACATAGTAAAAGACAAATTAAAATTATCAAAATCAATTAGTGAAACTAAATTCACACCTGCTGATATAGAATCTATTTCTACAATATTAGCAAGTGGATTAGTTAAGTTCGGTGGTATTGGGTTATCCGCTAATCAATTAGGATTAGATGTTAGAGCATGTATAATTAATGTAAAAGACCCATTAGTATTAATCAATCCAAAGATTGTAGAATACTCACAGGATTCAGTTGCATATGTAGAACAATGTTTATCAATTGATAAAACAATGAAGAGTCCGGTTAAAACTATCCGTGCAAAGAAGATTACGGTCGAATGTGATAACTTAGGGACGGTTGTATTTTCACCTGATAATGAGTTGGGCGATTGGAAAGATTCGGAAGAATTTTTTAATGATTTAGGATTAATGGAATGTGTTGTTGCACAACATGAAATAGACCACTTAAATGGAATTCTAATTACAAATCCAAATCGTAGATATTCAACAACTTATATTGCACCAAAAACTTATGGTAGAAATGAGATGGTGATGGTTCAATTAAAAGATGGTACTACTGAATTTGTGAAATATAAAAAAGCACAAAGTTTAATTGAACAAGGAGGAAAAATCCTATAAGTAAATTATGATTTATAATCCAGAATTACATAATTTTAAACAATTTATATCTAATTGGGATATTGAAACTGAATATGTTTTATTTGGTGCAAGTAAAGAATGTGTCCAATTTATTAGAAGTATGGATTTTTTATTTGGGAGTGGTGTATTAAAAATAAAATATATTGTTGACCACGATATAAAAAATAGTACGATTATAAATAATTTAAATGAAATAAGTTCTTATTATAGAGAAGCCAAATATTATAAAAGTGATAGAAGGAATATAAAATTAATTCATATTGATGAATTTAAAGGCGATGAAAAAGTTATTATTACAACAGATGAATATAGACAACGATATACAAAGTATTTGGATGAACGTAATGTAACCCACACCACATACAAACACATAGCAGGTATCTGGCCGTTGATGTATAAAAATTTAGTTCATATATTTCAAACGGATGTATTGGTAACTGAAAGGTGTAATTTAGCGTGTTCACATTGTAATATGTTTATACCACATTATGATAACCCAAATCATAGAAATATATCAACTATTATAACTGATATAGATTCATATTTTAAAGTTGTAGATTTTGTAAGTGTATTTCATTTAGTTGGAGGAGAACCATTTCTACATCCAGATATTGAAAATATAATCCAACATATTTTATTAAACCATATAAATAAATTAGATAAATTTATAATCACTACTAATGGTACGGTTATTCCAAAAGAAAGCACTCTACAATTATTAAAAGATAGTGATGTTATTTTAAGTATAAGTAATTATTCAGATAAATTACCTAAACTTAAAAATAAAGTTATGCGTACTATTGAGGAATATAAAAATTATGACATTAAACATTATGTTAGAAATGAAATTGAATGGTATGATTTTGGGGATTTGAGAGTTAAGAAGAATTTAGAAATAGATAAATTAATTAAACACTTTGATAGTTGTACCGCACCGTTTAGAGGATTGAACGATGGTAAGTTTTATTATTGTCATCTTAATACCTCAGCAGTAAGAACAAATCTATTCCCTTTAAGTGATAATGATTTTGTTACTTTAAATGAAATATCAAATGAAGAGTTAATTAAATTTGATTTAGGTTATACTGAGTTGGGATATATTACATTTTGTGATAATTGTAATGGTTGTAATACCGGAATTAAAGTACCTGTAAGTTATGAAAAACAAGGTTTAAGAGAATTATGATAGTAATAATTGATATAGATAATACTTTGTCTTTAAGTAATAAACGATTTGAATTAGCAAAGAAAGAAAATGGAAAATTAGATTGGGATATTGTCCATTCATCTAAAAATATAATAATGGATGAGCCTAATTTACCAATGATTGAATTGGCAAAGAATTATAAAGAAAATGGGACTGAAGTTATTATATTAACAGGTCGACCTGAATCCACTAGAAAGGTTACTAAAGAGTGGTTAGAAAAATACGATATCCCATATGATAAATTATATATGAGAAGTTGGGAAAATAATTTTTTAAAAGCACCCGTTTTTAAAAGAAAAATATATGAAACTGAAATTAAGGAAAACATTTTTTGTGCATATGATGATGATGAACGAATAATAGATATGTGGGTTGAATTAGGTATACCATCATTTAAAGTAATAGGAATACAATGATAAGTCATCAAACTAAATTATTATTAGATAGAGGAGATTGGATAAGTATAACCTCATTAGAAGATTTAGGATACATTTACTACGGCCCATTACTATTCAATTATTTTGATTGGTTAAAAACCGAAATAGGTGATTCTGACAAAATCCTTTTTAATTCAAGAGAAGGGTTCTTTTTACAAGAAATATACGAATTATTTAGGGAGAAATATAATTTACCACCATCAGTATATTTTAAAACATCTCGTACATTATCAACAATAGTTTCAATTTTTAATACTACTGATATATTTAGAACATTTGATTTACATAGATATAATGGAAAACTATCTAATTTATTAAAACGTAGATTTGGCATAAGACCAATTATTGAAAACGATGTAATAGTAGATAGTAATGAGACATTACCAAATTTAGATTTGTATTTAAAGGAAATAATACAAAAATCTAAAATAACACGAGATGCGTATAAAAAATATATAACAGAAGTTATTGGAGATTCTAAAAATGTATTGATGGTTGATACTGGTTATCAAGGAACAACACAATACAATATAGAAAAAGCATACGGATTAAAATTTAAAGGTAGATATATTACTTATAAAGGAAACCCCGTATTAGACGATGTTAAGGGATTTTATGATTTTGAAACCCATAAATTAAAAGATAATATAATATTTTTAGAATCAGTATTAACCGATAAAGTTGGCACCTATATTGATATTATTAATGGTGAGTTTATAAATGAAGACCCAAGTGAGAATCAAATTTATTTTGATAAAAAAATTGAAATAGTAAACGGAATTAAAAAATTTGTGTTAGATATGTTTGATTCTAACGATATATCAAATGAGTATATTTCTAAAACATTACCAGATTATATGTTTGATTTAATGTGTAAAGATGGATATATAAAAAATGATTCACTATTTGATAGTTTTTTTCATGATAACAATTATACAAGAGATATTACAAAAAAAATAAATAGAAACTAAAAACAATACAATGGCAAAATTAATGTTTAAATATACCGATGATGAGTATATAGAACACGCAAGAGAAGCATCTGAAATAGAATTTACAATACCAGATGAATTAAACATTTTTGAATTTAAAACTATATGTGCAAGATTGGCTTCTGCATTAGGTTATCATGAAGAATCAATTAAAAAAGCATTTGGTAATTTAGATGAAAATAATAATTTTACTATAAAAGATTTAATAAATGAAATTAACCAAAAAGGAGCAGAAGAAATTGATTCTTCAACAGATAGAACAACACACTTTAAACCATAGTATTGTAATAGATACCCTTGTAAATATCTTAATAGATAAAGGTATAATTTTAGAAAAAGAATGGTATGAAAAAGTTGAATTAAAAGTAAAACAATTAGAAAACAATATAAAAAAAGCAAACACTCAAACATCCGATGATGATTCCAAATTAGGAATATATTACGGACCGGTGGGTGAAGCGTAAAAACAACCTATGACATTCATTTACATCATTTTACTAATTTCAGTAGTGTTAAATATAACATTTACTATTGGTATAATCAATTTACTCAAACAAAACGAAGAATTAGAAGACACTCTTGTAGAAACTACATTAGAGGTTAAACTTAAAGTATCTAACGCATTAGAGAATTTAAGGAACGTAGATTCTCGTGGTTCATTCGAATCCGATGATGAAGTTGGTGCTACATTTACCGAATTAAAAACAATTGTTGAAAACTTAAACGAAATATTATAATTACCAAAATGGCAAAACAAAGAAAACCAAAATCAAAAATATATTTCGGTACACCTGCGCAAGATGCAATTGTAGAATATAATAAGTTGAAAGACCCCGTAAAACGCAGTAAACTTTACGAAGAAAAAATCAAAGCACCTTTTGAGAAATTAGCAGAAAACGTAATTAACACTTTTAAATTTTCATATTTTGATGTCCCTAAAAAAGATATTCAAACGGAAGTTGTATCTACATTAGTAGAGAAAATGCATATGTTTCAAGAAGGTAAAGGAAGAGCCTTTTCCTATTTTACTATTATTGCAAAGAATCATTTAATCTTAAAGAATAATGGTAACTACAAACGTTGGAAACAAAATGCATTGATATCCGATATGCCAGAAAGTTGGAATCCGGAGAATGATTTTTATGAAGTGGAAGAAGGAAGTGAGTTTAGAGAATTTAAAGACCTAATGTTATTGTATTGGGATAAACATCTTACTACTATTTTTAATAAAAAAAGAGATATACAAATTGCAGATGCAGTCTTAGAATTATTCCGTAGAAGTGAGTTTATAGAAAATTTTAATAAAAAACATCTATATCTACTTATAAGAGAAATGACAGATTGTAAGACACACTACATTACAAAAGTTGTAAATATAATGAAACAACATCAGAAAAAAATGTTGAATGATTATTTAGAAACAGGTGACTTTATTGTTAAGAATGAACCATTTTGGGTTGATATTTCAAAAATTGATTTAACTGAAGATGATATAGATGATGAATAAAAAATATATTTTAGGTATAGCATGTGGATATCACGATTCCTCAGCCGCATTAATATTAGATGGGTTGGTTATCGGTGCAATGGAAGAGGAACGTTTTACAGTAATAAAACACGATTCAGCATTTCCAACTAATGCTATCAATTGGTTGTATAAGGATAATAAAATAACAGGTGATGATATATCAGTTGTTACCTTTTACGAAAACCCTAAATTAAAATTAGAACGAATTGAAGAATCTACTAAAAGAGGTGGATTAGTTAATTTCTTTAAACGAAAATCTATTATTGATTCAAATAAAGAACAGGCTAAAGAAATTGAATCTAAAATATATGAGATTACAAATCCAAATATAATCTTAGCATATGGTGACCATCACCTATCCCATATAGCATATTCCTATTACACCTCTCCATTTGAAAGGGCAACTATATTATCAGTAGATGGGGTAGGCGAATGGGAAAGTACTGTTTTAGCATTTGCAGAAGGAAATCATATTACAAAATTACAAAATATTAAATTTCCACATTCATTAGGAATGTTATATTCTGCAATGACAGCGTTCTTAGGATTTAAACCAAATGAAGGCGAGTATAAGGTAATGGGTTTAGCACCATATGGTAATTCCCAAACGTATTTAGATAAATTTCAGCAATTATATAAATTGATGGAAGATGGTGGGTTTGAAATCAATATGAATTATTTTACATATGATTATTCAACCAATTCAATGTTTAATGAAAAATTAGGGGAGTTGTTTGAACTCCCAAATCGATTGCCAGAGGATGAATTAACACAAGAACATAAAGATTTAGCAGCAACAATCCAACATCAATATGAATTTTTATTTTTTAGATTATTAAATAAAATGTTTGCTGTTAGGGCAACGAATAATTTATGTCTAAGTGGTGGTTGTGCATATAACGGAACTGCAAATGGGAAGATTCTAAAAAATACTGGTTATAAACAATTATGGATTCCACCTGCTCCATCTGATGCGGGTTCTTCTATTGGGTCTGCATTAAATTATTACTATACACATAACGAATCCGCTGTTAGAGTAATAAATACAAATCCGTATTTAGGTACATTTAATACTAATGATGAAATCGAAACCGAATTAAAAAACTATGAAAATGAAGTATGGTATGAATATAAAAATCATTCAGAAATTATTACAACCATTTCTAGAGAAATTACAAATGGTAATGTTATCGGTTGGTACGAAGGTAGAATGGAATTTGGTTCAAGAGCCCTTGGCAATCGGTCTATATTTGCTAATCCGCGAGACCCTCAAATGAAAGCAAGAGTAAATAAGGTAATTAAAAAAAGAGAAGGATTTAGACCATTCGCTCCGATTGTAAAAGAGGAAGATAGATTAAAATACTTTGATTACAAACCATTAGTACCCTATATGAATCAAGTGGTACAAGTAAAAGAAGAACACAAAAAAAATCTACCGGCAATTACACACATAGATGGTTCAGCAAGAATACAAACTTTAAATTTTAAACAACATCGTATAGTATATTCCTTGCTTAGACAATTAGAGGAGGATAACGGATATCCAATTGTTTTGAATACATCATTCAACGTTAAAGATAAGACCATTGTAAACACTCCGAAAGATGCAATAGATACATTTTTAGATTGCGATATGGATACATTAGTGCTTAACAATTACATCGTTAAGAAAAAAATAAAATAGAATACAATTAATAAGAAAGGAGTTTATCTCCTTTTTTTATTTATAACTATATTTATTGTAGAGATTTGTAACCAACTCATACGAACACCTAAAATGAATATCATACAAGAATGTATTATAGTTTCTAAAGAAATAGATGATAAATTTATTTTAGCAAAGAATCGTGATAGAGGATATCATCCTAAATTAGAAGTAATCCACGAATTAATCGATGGAGTTGAAGTTGCGTATTTACACGATGAGGTAACTGATTGGAGTGAGGGTATGAATGAGTATGGTTTGGGAGTAGTTAATTCAGCACTTTTAGTTGGATACGATGAGGCGGAAGGAAAGTTGATTCAAAACATGAGAGGATATGGAGCAGATGGTGCGAAGATGAGAAGTATATTCTCAAAGAAAACTCTTAAAGAAGCAATCAAAGCAACAATAGTTTGGAAGGGAAATAAAAATAAAGGATTATCTGGCCATACATTTATTTCTACCCCTAAACAAATGGTAAGTGTTGAAAATATACCAAATCTTAAACCTCAATTAGAATTACAAAATACGGAGAGTCCCGTTGTCCGAACAAATCACGGCCACGTTTATGTTGGTACGGGTTATTCTGATGGTAAAAAGTATCTAAGTTCTAAAATGAGAAAATTAAGTGCTGAAAAGATAATTGATAAAATTACTGATTGGAAACAAGTAGGTATTGCATTAAGAAAACAATTCTTTAAAAAAGATAGTGTATTAAATATGAGAAAGGATACTCCTAAAATGTGGACATCATCTCAAACTATAATGAACTTAACCGAAACCATATTAGAGGTAAACTATTACGACCATAAAGTTAAATCATTTAAAGGAATTATCAATAAACTACCTAAAGGATATACCCCTAAAATCCAAATTATTATAAACAAACTAGAAAAGGAATAATGCAATGGCAGCCACAAAAAAAGAAGTAAAAGATAAGAACCGAAAAAAACTTGCTAAAAAGACAGTATCAGAACAGCAGAAAAAAGGAAATTATAAAAAGAAATCTTAATTGAGAAAAACCCCACTAAAATGGGGTTTTTTTATTCCTTATATTTATATAATGAACTTAATTATAAAAATATGAGTATACATTTTGAGTTATTTCCGGGCAAGGATTTAAGTGGATTGTTTAAAGACATCTATGATAACCAACAAAACAAAAGAAAAAGAATTTCTGAATTAATAGCAGAAATGAAAAATATTATTCGTCACGCAGGTGATATGGCAGTTATCGGCCCAATCATAAAAGACCTAGTCGATGTATCGGTTAGGAACGATGATTCTCTAATAAAATTAGCAGCAATTGCACAAAGAATAATTAGTGCGAATTCAAAATCCGAAGGAGATGTTGGGTTCTTATCTGATGCAGAAAAAGAACAATTATTAAAAGAAATTGAAATAACTGTCTTAGAGGTAAAAGATGAACAAGATGCTAAGGTTGATGAGTTAACAAACGAAGTAGAAGAGATAAAACAAAAAATTAAAAAGTAATGGCTACTAGTAGATTAGGTATATCAAATAGTGGGTTCAACCCCAATTCAACATCTACAGCAGGAAGTGCGAGTAACACAGTAGGTATTGTAGTAGATATTATATTAGATGACACAAGTGAGTTATTACTTAAATATGATTTTAGCGAAGTAGAACAAAAAAATACATCTACTATTGGATATGCCGCAATAAGACCAGTAAAAGATGCTACATCTGCTACTAAACAAAACAAAGCATATCCACCATTTAATCCAGAAGAAGGTATTCCATTAGTAGGTGAGACAGTTCAACTTATAGATGTAGCAGGTAAATTGCATTATAAAAGAACGGTCACTGGAAATATTAATATAGGTAATGCTAGAAAAGATGTAGATATTAAAACATATCCACATACTCAACCAGCTGGAAGTGATACTAATGAACTTAGTACTGTCAGTGCTACCGGTACACCAAGTGGAGGGAGTGGTACTGATGATAGAAAAACCGAAATAGGTAAATACTTTAAAGAACAACAAGTTAATCCCCTAAAATTATATGAAGGTGATAAAGTAATACAATCACGATTTGGTCAATCAATTCGTTTTAGTGGATACAATAATGGTGATGGTGAAGATAGAAAATTTGCACCAACTATCATTTTAAGAAATAGACAAAATAGTGAATCACTTAATAAACTAAAAAAAGGGTCTTTAACGGAAGAAGATGTAAATAAAGATGGTACAATTATTGCAATTACATCAGGTGATTACAAATTAAATTTCCAACCAGGTATTATTGATGATGGTGGTTCTTCAAATTTTGAAACCAAACCAACTCATTTTGAAGCGTATCCATCGGAACTAAAAGGTAGTGACCAGTTATTAGTAAATTCGGAAAGAATTATAATATCTGCTAAATCTAAAGAAATGATTTTCTATTCAAAAGGAAATTATGGATTTATATCAGATGGTAAAATGTCAATTGATAATGGTAAAGCTGGTGCAGATTTAGATTTTAATGGTGATGTTAGAATTACAACAAATGATAACAATACTTACATCTTAGGTGGTAAAGGACAAATATATCTTAATACCGAAAGTGATGCCGAACCATTAGTGAGAGGTGAAACCTTGCAAGGATTGTTAGGAGAACTTATTGATGCTATTAATGCACAGATATTTAAAACCCCTTCTGGTCCAACTGCAACTGGTCCTGAAAATAGAGGTACATTTAACGATATTAAAGGTAGATTAGAAAAATTCAAATCAACTTTAAATTTTACTGAATAAGATGTCATTAGAAATATTCAAACAAAATATGTTGAGTTATATGCAAAACCAAGCAGGAATTAGTTCCTATGGTGCTTTTGCAAAAAAACTTACATTAGAATATGATATGGCAGTTAAAAGAGGATTTGATTCCGTTAATAATATTACAGTTGCAAAGGGTAATACTGAATTAATGGAGAGTACCTTAAATGGTATTCTTGCGACAGCATTCCAACAACCATCAGGTGAACATCCTATTATTACTAATATGGGGCCTGCGTTTCTAGCTTATTGGACAGGTGCAACGATGAGTCAAGTCCCACCTCCAATTATACCATCTCCTGGTGCAATTATAAATATTGTGACAGTTAGTAGTATGATTACAAATCCCGGAACTTGGCAACCAACTGATATACAAAGTTTAGAACCAATATTAATAAAACCAACGGATGCTGCTTCTGATGCACCTGTTGGAAAAGTATTTGAAGACCCATATGAATTATCAGATGAAGATATTGAGGTGAAAAAAGAAGAAATTAAAAGGGCATCTAACACAATTAATAATTCCGGTGCAACGGAAGAACAACGTGATGGTGCTAGAGAATATATTGATAAAACACAAAAAGAAATTGATACAAGACAAGCAAATTCAATAGAATCGAATGAACCTATAAATTCAACTCCGGTTAAAATTGATGGTAATGTTGATACTTCATGTCCTATTGGATTAAAGGTAGTTGAATTTGCTAAAAAGGATGTTGGTATATTAGAAACCGGTACAAAAGCAAATAAAGGTGCAGGACTAAACTATGGTGGAAATCAAGCGGGTGGAGAAACCCCACCGGGTAAACCTGGTCGTATTGATATAATGGTTCAATTAACGGGATTAGATAATCAGGGACAGGTCCGAGCAACAGGTGAGGGATATTACTGGTGTGCAGCTGCAGTAACTGCTTGGTGGAAATCTGCGGGGTTAAAAACACCTCCTGGTTCTGCATCTTGTAGGAATTGGGCTACATGGGGTAAAAAAAATGGTACATATAGTAAATCACCTAAGATTGGTGCTGCAGCGTTGTATGGACCTGAAGGTAAGGAACATCACATTGGAGTTGTAGCAGCAATATCAAAAGATGGTAAAATAACTACAATAGAAGGAAATACCGGCGGTGGTGGATTCAATAGAAATGGATGTGGATGTTTTGTAAAAACTCCAAAAGTATCAACTATTTCTGGTTTTGTAATTCCACCAACTTGTGTGGATAAAAAATAAAATTATAATATAGTTAAACGAAATGGCAAAACCAACAGATGATTCGGCAGTATTTTTAGACCAATTGATTGCATCAATTCAAACCCATCTGCCCACTATTCAAGGGATGTATTTAACCACTTCGTTATATCCACCACTATTAACACCTGGGCCGGGTGCAATCCCATTCGTTGGTTATACAATACCACCCGCGGGGAAGGGTACTCCGGCTGGAGGTAGTAATAGTATACCAGCAACACCTGAAGAAAAAGCAGCAGAACAAAAACAAGTTGAAGAAGCTATAAAATTATCACCAGAACAAGAAGCTATAGCAGATGATGCTACTGAAAAGGGATATGGTATAAACGAATCTACCTCAGCAGGTTTAAGTGGTCAATCACAATCAAGTCCTGCAATTAGAAATAATGATAGTAGTAATGCATCACAAAATAGTGAAGATTCCACTGCAGTCCAAGCAACTAATTCCGAAAGAATTGAAGAGTGTGGAAATGTAAAATTAAAAGAACCACCACAAGTTGTGATTGATGCGATGCGTAAATGGGGTATAACTACTCCATTACAAAAGGCACACTTTTTAGCTCAATGTGCACATGAGAGCGGTAATTTTATTTATACAAAAGAAATATGGGGGCCATCTGCAACTCAACAAAGGTATGAGGGTAGAAAAGATTTAGGTAACTTACAAGCGGGAGATGGGTTTAGATATGCTGGACGGGGTTATATCCAACTTACAGGTCGTGCAAATTATACTCAATTTAGAAAAGGTGTTTCTGATGATGTAGTTGCAAACTCTACATTAGTTGAAAAAAAATATGTTGCAGAAACTGCGTGTTGGTTTTGGAGAACTCGTAAATTAAATGAAGCAGCAGTAGATGATTCGATGGGAACACTAAAATATATTACAAAACGAATTAATGGGGGGTACAATGGATTGGAGGATAGAAAACAAAAATTTTGTGGATATTGGAAAAAATTAAAAGAAAATCCCAATTTGTACTCATAAAAATGCAAAATACTCAAAACATATATTTATAGTAAGTTAACAAATATTTTTAAAATGGATTCTAAAAAATTAGCACAACTAATCAAATTAGTTGTAGAACAAGAAATTAAGAAACAGCTTCCTAAAATGATTAAAGAGGAAGTTAGTAAGTTATTGAACGAAACTTCTGCTCCAAAACCTAAAAAGGATATTTTGGAAGAAGTTGACCCGTTTGAATTAGCAACTCTATTATTAGAAAAAGATAGAACAACAACTACTGCTATTAAAGAAGAAGTACGACAAGTTCAACCAACAAAACAATTGAGTAGAAATTCAACTATAAATGAAATATTAAATCAAACAAAACCATTTACTGCTGCACAAAGAAGTGCAGGACAAGTGGGAGGTGGTTCATCTATTTTAGATAATTACCAAATGGAACAACCAATAAATGAAGGTTACACAAATTCACACATTCCAAACTATATGGATGCGGAAGCTGATATAGATGAAACAATATCATACGGAGGTGGAGCACAAGGTGGGATTGAAACAATGAGAAGTCAAATGGCTTCTAAAATGGGATATGGTGATATGGGAGGAAGTGGTATTAAAAAAGGTGGGTTAGGTGTTACGACTGGATTAGCAGGATTAGACAGAATTTTAAATAGAGATAATTCGGAATTAGTTAAGAGGTTTAAGAAATAATATGGCTTATGTACTTGGTAGTAAAATTGTAAAGGATACGAAAGAATTTGATTCTTACGCGTACGGGATAACTTTACCTATTAAAAAGGGTAATACTGGTTATTTTGAACAAGCCTTTACATCTTTCGAACAAGCAAAAGCAAATTTAAAAAATTTACTATTAACGGCAAAAGGTGAAAGAGTAATGCAACCAGAGTTTGGTACGGGATTACAATCACTTTTGTTCGAACCAATGGATGATATGTTTGAAGACAAATTACAAGATGTAATTACCCAAACTGTTAGTTATTGGTTACCATATATTAATATTGAACAAATTGATGTAGAAATGACTGATGCTATGAAAGATAAACACACAGCATATATGACAATTCAGTTTACGGTCGGAAATACAATTGAAACACAAGAAATAACTTTTACAGTTAGGGGATAATAATAATGGCATTAAATAGTATAACAAGAAAAAGTAATCAAGGTAGAGATATAAAATATCTTAATAAAGATTTTGCCGGTTTCCGTCAAAATTTAATTGAGTACGCAAAAACTTATTTCCCACAAACATATTCAGATTTTAATGAAACCTCACCGGGTATGATGTTCATAGAAATGGCATCGTATATTGGTGATGTTTTGGGATATTATATAGATGATACATTAAAAGAATCCTTAATGTTATATGCAGAGGATAAAGAAAATGTTATCGCACTTGCACAATATTTAGGATACAAACCAAAAGTAACATCACCTGCATTAGTAAGATTGTCAGTTTATCAATTAGTTCCTGCAACCGGTCAAGGACCAAATAATAGACCAGATTCTGATTATTTTCTTAGAGTTAAAGAGGGAATGGTAGTAGAGGCAAATACAACGGGTACACTATTTAGAACAACTGAATTATTAGATTTTAACGTTGAAGATGAAAGAGAGATTACAATATATAGAAAAGATACTAACAACGAACCGACCTTTTATTTAGTTAAAAAGTATGTTAATGCAATATCTGCAGAATTAAAGACAGTAGATGTTTCATTTGGAACTGCACAAGAATTTTCAAAAATAGATTTGGCAGAAACAAATATAATTCAAATATATGATGTAAGAGATAGTAGTGGAAATAAATGGTATGAAGTTCCCTATCTTGCACAAGAGATGGTATTTGTTGATTATGCGGTATCAAATCAAACTGATAAGGATTTAGTTCAATTCAAAGATTCAGTTTCAAATATTTTGAAGTTAATAAAAACTTCTCGTAGATTTGTAACAAAAGTAAATTCAGATAATACTACAACTATTGTGTTCGGTGGTGGTAATTCTACTTCATCTGATGAAACTCTTATACCAAACTTCAAAAATGTAGGATTAGGATTAAATTCATCAATAGATAATTTAGGTGCATCATTTGACCCTGCAAACTTTTTAAAGACAAGAAGTTATGGTCAAGCACCCGCTAATACTACTATTACAGTTTCGTACTTAGTGGGTGGCGGTATAACTGCAAACACACCAAAAGGTGAAATAAATAGAATAACAAACGTTTCATTTGATGAAGATACAATTTCACTTAGTGGAGATGAATTATCAACATACAAAGTAGCTAAGGGTTCAATAGCAGTTGAAAATGAAACAGCAGCAAACGGAGCAAGAGGTGCAGAAACCATTGATGAAATCAGAGAAAACGCCCTAGCAACATTTGGTTCTCAAAATAGAGCAGTAACTCGTAAAGATTATCAAGTAAGAGCCCTATCACTTCCTGCAAAGTATGGTGGTATTGCTAAAGCATATTGTGCACCTGATGGGGAATTGGATAACAACTCACCATCGTCTATCCTTGCAAATCCAGATACTCTAAGTGAATTCACAGGTATTGTAACAAGTTTACAAGGTAAGAGTGAAATGGAAATTAAAGATGCGGTTAACAAATTTTTAGTAGGAAAGAAAAATAATACAAACGAAAAGAATAATCCATTTGCAATTAACTTATATATTTTAGGATATAATTCTAATAAGAATTTAGTACAAATCGGAACAAATCAAGCATTAAAAGAAAATCTTAAAACTTATTTAAATGAATATCGTTTGTTGACAGATGGTGTAAATTTAATGGATGGGTTTATTATAAACATTGGGGTTGATTTTGAAATTAGAACTTATAGTGGATATAATAAAAGAGAAGTATTAGTAAGGTGTATTGATGAAATTACAAATTATTTTAATATAGATGATTGGACATTTAATATGGCAATTAACATAAGTGAATTAGAATTATTAATTGCAGGAATAGAAGGAGTTCAATCAGTTCCAAAATGTGAAATAGTAAATAAATGTTTAGGTCAATATTCAAGTAATTCATATAACATTGCAGAAGCAACAAAAGGTAAAATGGTATACCCATCATTAGACCCATCAATATTTGAAGTTAAGTTTCCAGCAAAAGATATTAAAGGGAGGGTTGTTTAATGTATACTTTTTTAACAGCATCAAAAGATGCAACAATCTATAAATTACAACCAACACAAAACACTGGTTTAGATGAGATATTAGAAATATCTGCAGTTTATTACGGGAATTCAAAAGATGTTGCCCATACTCTAATAAAGTTTGAAACAACTGCTCTTTCTGCATCTCTTGCTAGTGGTGCGGTTACTATGAGTTCTGCTGAATTAATTCTTAGAGAATGTGAAGCAAATGAAATACCAATAGATTATGTAATCTATGCAAACCCAATTACACAAAGTTGGGATATGGGAATCGGCACTCGTTTTGATGATATCTCAACGGATGGTGTTACTTGGAATCATAGAACAACTGGGATAGATTGGATTACAAATGAATTATATATTACAGGCAGTGTAACGGGTTCATATAATGGTAAGGGTGGAGTGTGGTGGACTGGTTCGGCAACATCACAATCATTTAGTTATCAAAGTGCAGATATTAATATGAATGTAAAAACTATGTTTACTTCGTGGGTATCGGGTTCATTGCCAAATGAGGGTATAATTTTAAGACATTCAAGTGTATTAGAAAACGATGAGGAAGATTACGGACAATTAAAATTCTTTGCAAAAGAAACAAATACTATATATCAACCAAAAGTTAGAATTGGTTGGAATGACCAATCATTTATAACCGGTTCGTTAACTCAACTGACTTCTGATGATATTCATGTAACATTTAAAAAATTAAAAACAAAATATAAAGTAGGAAGTACTCCTGAAATTGGAGTTTTTGCTAGAGAAAAATACCCACTTAAAACTTATTCAAATTCATTTGCATATAACGATATAAAATATTTACCATCTACAACGTATTATCAAATTAAAGATGTGATTACTGATGAAATTATTGTTCCATTTAGTGATTATACAAAAGTAAGTTGTAATAGTAATGGAAATTATTTTAAATTAAATTTAACAAATTGGGAAACTAATAGAAGTTATTATGTTGAAATAAAAATAGATAGAAGTGGTGTAATAGAATATTTTTCAGATAAAGATTTAACGTTTACAATAGAGAAATAAAATATGTCATTACAAAACGAATTTAGAGTTTCAGAATTAATATCAAGTGGTTCTGCTGTGATTACTTCTCAAGATGAGCAAGGTAATCATACTTTTTATGTCAAACCCACTGCTGAAGATTTTGATGGTGAAACCTCTGGATATGTTGAAAGACCAAAGTATAACGAAGACCAATTAAAAAAGGCAGTTAATGTAGTTGTTGATGAATTAATAGCAGCACCTGCAAAACCACAACCAAAAGTTGTTCCTCAAAAAACATACGATAGATTAGAAGTATCATATAATGAATCATTAGGAAAAAATACCGATTTAAGTAAACAATTAGGTGATGCCCTAGCAGAGATTGAAACTCTAAATACTGCAAACGAAGCACTTGCTACTCAAATAGATGTAGAAAGATTATTAAGAGCATCGGCAGAGAACGAATCCGAAATTACAAATAATAAATATGTTTCACTAATTCAAGATTTTCAAAATGCACTTTCAAAAGGTATTAAAGAAGGTATTGAGAGGGTTTCGTTAGAAGCACAACTTAGAGGATTACAGGCTGAGAAAGAAACATTTAATGAATTACAAAAAAATTTAACATCTCAATTAGAAGCTGCTAATGCAAGGGCAATAGAATTACAAAATCAAGTTACAAATGCTCAACAATTATTGGCATCAGCTCAAATTGAAGCATCAAAGGCAAATGCAAATGCTGCAATAGCTAACCAAAATCTTACTGCCGCAACTACAAAAAAGAAAAAGATTATTTGTAACGAATTATATAATCAAGGATTCTTACCTCAACATATTTGGAACGCGGATGAATTATATGGTGAAATGATGTATAAGAAAGACCCATCATTAGTTTTAGGATATATGATGTGGGCTAAGAATGTGGTTAGGTTTATGAAAGCAAAACCACAATATACAAAATGGATTTATACAATGGTAAAGCCGTGGACAGAACATATGGCATACGAAGTTGGAATCCTACCTAACGATAATTGGATAGGAAAAATAATTCATAAAGTTGGTAAACAATATTGTTATTATGTTTACAATAAACAAATGAGTAAAAGAAAAATACTAGCATGGCAATAAATCAATTCAAAGAAATAGTAGATAAAAAAGGCTACAAAGTTGATAGTAAAGATAGAGCAATTTTTGAAAAAGAAGTTGCTAAATCTTACTTTGGACTAGGTGATGCAGATACTATTGAATTTATCTTATATGATTCAAGTGATAATTTATTACCACAAGGTGAGAATGGAGATTTAGTTAGATATATTTTTTTAGATGATGCAAATATTACAAAATATTTTATTTTTAGTGAAAATAAATCTAATATAAAAACAAATGGTGCTAGAGAATATATTATTGATACTGAAAAATTAGTAAGAGATTCTGGCTATTCTAATGGTATGTTTAAAACTCAAACAACTCTATTAAATAGAAGAGTTGGTTCTGAAACAATTGAAAAAGATAAATTATGGATACATGAAATATCACCATCACGAACTGAAATCAGAGTCTTACCTTTAAAAGATATTAATGAAAATACTATTGAAGATTTAGATATCAGATTAAATGTTCTATTAAAAGATGGTCAATTTAAAGATGATACAATTTATTTTGTAGAACCATTTATACAATCATTAAAAGTAGAGAATATTCTGAAATCATTTTTAATGCAAAAGGGAACAATTGCAGAAGGAGAACAATATAGAAAATTAATTCAAACCGAATTTAAAATTCAAAATTGGGAAAATTTTATAAATATAATTAGAGAAAAATTAATTGAAACTACTAAACATTTTGTTGGTAATAGAGATACTAATATAACCTCTCTTAATTATGGAAAACCACTATCTACTCCAAAAGCAGTAGAATTATCAATAGTTAAAATAAAAGAATTTATAATCAGTTCACTTATTCAAATTATAAGTTTTTATTTACCTAAACAAGATATACAAGAAGATAATATATTAACGAAAGAAGAACAAATTACATTAGATGCTACGAAGGAGATTTTAAAATCAATAATCAGTGCTAATACAAATGAGACCAATGGTATCGGTAATAAACAAGGAGTAGTTAGAGGATGTACTGATAGAAACGCTAAAAACTATAACCCATTAGCAACTGAATCAGATGGTTCGTGTCAGTATAACCCACCAATAGATTCAAATCCAATTGAAAAAGTTAAAGGTTGTATGGATTCATCTGCTTTAAATTATAATAAATTTGCAGTTGAAGATGATGGTTCTTGTAAATACGCAGATGTTACCAGAGCAGTAACAACAACTAAAACATTCTATGTTTGGTCATCTGAAGGTGGAATCCTATTTACTGATGCGAATGGTAATAAACAAACTAATGTATTTGGTAGAGAATATGAATCATTGACAATTACATACCAAACAATCGAGTCATTTAGTGGTGATGTAAGAGAAGTACCAAAAATTAGAGAAGTGTTAACAACGGGATTATATAGAGTTTTAAATGATTCATATTATACCTATAATCCATATGGTTATAATGGATATGATTCGTATGGCGGAACGGGATATAATGGATATCAATACTATAATAATAATGGGTATAATTATAATAATGGAACATCTGTTCCTATATTTTATAAAGATTCATCAGGTGCACCGGCAACAATACATTCATTACTACCTGGCCAATCAGTAGAAATATGTGCGGTTGAAAATACTATATCTGAAGGTCCGAATATACGAATTACATTGATAGGGCCGTGTGGAGGTGTAACTACACCTACCCCACCAACTACTCCCACAACAGGAGGCGGTGGTGGCAATACATTTGGCGGAGGAGCTGGATATATTGGTAACCCAATGGGTGGGGGGTTTGATGGAGGACAATTCGATACACAATCATTACAAAATTTTACATAAGTAATAGATAAAAAGATACTTATATAAATAAGGGATTAGAATAAATGGCAGAAATGAATAAACAAGAGGGTGGCTATACCCCAAATAATCAAGATGCTGCTTTTGTCAATGATTTCGTCAATGATAATAGTGGCGGAGGTGGTGGCGGAGGTGGAGGGGGAAACCCAACCTCACCAATATTTGGTTGTACTGACCCGCGTGCTAGTAATTATAACGCATCTGCTACATATAATGATGGTTCGTGTACCTATGCACCAACTAACGTATACAATACACAAAATTTAGTAGTTGAAATAGGAATACAATCTAATCCACAAGATGGAATAGTATTGGTAGATGGGGTAATACAAAATGTAAAAACAACACCTACTCAATTAAGTTTTAATCAAAAAGAATTACTTACTCCTAAACAAATAACACTTCAAAAATCAGGATTAGAATCTTCAGATGTTTATAAAGTTTATACTTTAAAAAAAGAAAATAGAAAACAAATCCCGGTAGAAATTCCATTTGATGATGTGATTGGTTATACGTTTGAACAAGACCCACAAAATCCAAACGCAGTAATTAGAAAAAGGGAAGAAAGACCAAAGGTATATGAAAGTTTAGTATACTTTACTTATTATCAATTAGTAGTTGAAAAATTAATTGATGGTAATTTTATTCAACAAAATATATTAGAAGCAAGTACTGAAACTGATGCTGTATTAAGTACTACATTAAAATTTGATTTTAAAACATTTCCAGTACCAATTGACCTACTTCCTGAAGCAGTTGCAAGAATACAAATAAATGGTGATGTTTATCAAAATGATTTAATATCATATCGTGCAACAAATGGTGTAACTGGAAATGTTACATCTGGAAGAACTGAATTTGATTTTTCACCTAGTTCAGGTGGTTATTGTATTGATTTTATTTCAAATGGATTATCTGCACAAACACACGCAGTTGTTTATGAAGTAATTACAAAGGGAAATAGTGTTAAGTATGATAGATTAGATTTTAAATTAGAACCAGGAATTGATAATGTAATAGTTAATATTTCCGTATCTAAAAAATCAAATGATAATATACCCCAAGCAGATGCACCTACATTACGAACCGAAGGTATATCTTTTGAATTTAATATAGCAGGTGATAATAATTTAAACATACCATATAATAGTGTTAACGCATCGGAGATTATCTATTCATTAGGTTCTACCCAACGTACCCTATCTCCAAATGGTTCAATTGTTTTATCTAAAAACGATTTTTATAATGGTGTTGGTAACTATGTAGTTTATTTACAACCTCGTTCGGATAGGGCAGGTAGTGGTCAAACTACAAAGATTACAATTAATGTAGTTAATAAATATTATTTACCAGGACCAGATATTACACATATTAATTATCCGCAGAATATTAAAGGTGCGGATTTTAAAGGATTTAATGTTGATTTTGATATTAGTTGGCAATCAATTAATACAAACTACATTGAGATGTATGTCTCAAAGTATGATAAACAATATGCAATTGGTAAACTATCACCTGCAGGTTTAATTACATTAAATGTAGAAGAGGTTTTAAAGAAAGCACAAAATCAATTTAATGAAGATACTGATAAAGTTCAATTTGAAATTTTATTAGTTCCATTTAACGCGGAAGGCGATGAATTAACCGAAGGTAAGATTGAAAGAATTTCCATTTTATTTGATAAGGGAGATTTAAAATTACGAAGAGGTAGTGTAATTGCCGATATTAGAAGTGCGTTTGAAATTAACTTAGACCAAAAAATATTAGAAGAAGAAATTTCTAAATTTTTAACTCACTATCTACACTTAGGTGATGGTGATAATAAATTAATTGCAACGTGGGGAGTTGATACTGAAACTTTTTCTGAATATAAAACTGATGCAGAAACGGGAACTCGTACAAAAACTAAAGAACAAAAATCATTAGTTTTAAAGTTGTATGAACCACTTCCTCGTGAGATACAACCTAATCAACAATTATGGATATCTAAAATTCAATCGATTCCTATAATAGAACAAGTTACTATTATTGATGAATTAAAAAGTGATTGTACACCATTAAAACCAAATTTTAATGTAACAATTGGTGATGAAATTGGATATCAAATATTAGATGATTTAATTTCAAGCGGTTCTAATACCTCTACTGATTTAATTAACTCATATGTAAGTTCAAGTGAATTTTCATTGGAGAATTTAAATATTCAATATGAAAGTGGTTCAACTTATGCGTGGTCTAACTTTGTAAAATACTCATCAGCAGAAGAAAGAGTTAAAAACTTTTTATATAAAGTAGAATTAATTGAATTTTATGATACTAAAATAAATTTTGTATCAAGTAGTTTATCGTATACATCGGGTTCAGTAACATCATCATTAGAATTACAAAAACACGTTCAAAGTAAACACAAAGTTAAAGCCGGATTTGATGGATTTGAAAAATATTTATATACAACATCTGGTTCGGATGGTACATTAACATATCCCGGAGCAGGTGGTTCTTCAGTAAGTCAATCTACGGATTCTTCGGTTACCAATTGGTATAATGGAATTATAGATGATGCACAACAATATGATTACAACAACAAAAATATATTAGTAAATAATATTCCTGCACATATTACAAACGATGCTGAAAATGCTGAGTTTGTTTTATTTTTAAATATGATGGGTCAACACTTTGATACCCTATGGTCATATACAAAAGGGATTGCACAATCTAAAAAATTAGAACATAAATACGAAGATGGAATTGGTAACGATTTAATATATCATATGTTAGAATCATTAGGTTGGAACGCCGATATGGGAGTTCAATCTCAATACCTATGGGAATACGCATTTGGTAAGAATTCAGATGGGTCTTCTTCATCATCAATGAGTGGAAAATCTCGTCAACATCAAGTATGGAGACGAATACTAAATAACTTACCATATCTATTAAAACATAAGGGTACAAAAAGGGCATTAAGTGCAGCAATGGCTTGTTATGGTGTTCCATCCTCCATGTTAACAATAATGGAATATGGTGGACCACAAGACCCATCATCTGATGCGACTACAACATTTACATTTGATGATAGAACCTGTGCTTTACACTTTGAAACCGGTTCATTCTTACAAATTCCGTTTAAAAATTATTCTGATACTAATGGAACTGATTTTCCTAACGCAATTGAGTTTAGTATTAATACTTTGCAAAGTAGTCTTACTCAAAGTTTATTAAGAACTGATAAATGGGTATTAGATTTAGTACCAGGAACAGGTTCTCTTGCTAAATTAGAATTTAAAATTACAGGTAGTAATGTAACTCAATCAGTATCTACTGATTATATACCATTCTACAATGATGCATATACAAATATTGTTTTAAATAGAAGAACTGGTTCTACTACCGAAGTGTTTGAATTATATTTCAAAGAAGGATTTCAAGGAAGAATCAGAAATGAAGCAACTGCTACTTTATCATTACCAACCGGTTCAACTACTTGGAAAAGTGGTTCTATATTATATATTGGTGAAGGATTAACTGGTTCATTAGATGAATTCCGTTTATGGAGAACACCATTATCAGAATCTCGTATTGATAACCATACCCTATTACCTGATGCAATTGATGGTTCACATATTTCTGCATCAACGATTGATTTATTGTTCCGTTTGGATTTTGAATATCCAATCAGTTTAACGCAAGGGACATCAAATATACCGTCAGGGTCAATTAAGAACGTTTCTATTAATGAAGGGTATTCAAATTTTGCAAGTGCTTCTAATTTTACTGCAAATACAACTTATCCATATCAGTACATACCATATGAAAGAACTGTAACAGCAAAAGTTCCTTCAAGTGGATTGACGGTAGGAAATAAATTCCGTTTTGAAACACAAACCCTATCAGGTGATTTAAACTATAAAAGTAGAGCAACTAAAAAATCATATGACCAAGCACCAATAGATACGGATAGATTGGGATTATTTTTCTCACCTATGAAAGAAGTGAATATGGATATTCTACGTTCTTTAGGTGAATTTAATATAGATGATTATATCGGTAATCCTGCAGATGAATACAACGATTCATACTCAGATTTAGCTACTTTAAGAAATTATTATTTCCAACGATATAATTTAAATACTCACGAATATATTCAATTAGTAAGATATATTGATAAATCACTTTTTGAAACATTAGAATCATTAGTTCCTGCAAGGGCAAAGGTTTCATCTGGTTTATTGATTGAACCACATATTTTAGAAAGAAGTAAAGTTAAATGGAACAAACCATCTGCAGTAAATGCTCAACATGAAGTTACTATTGATACAAATGAAACTACAAATCAGTTTGCATCATACCAAAATATAAATGCGTTTATTTCTACATCTAATGCAATTGATTTAAATGTAACAAACCCACAATATTCTGTTGAAATTCAAACACAAGGGGATTTAAATTTAGTTGGGACAAATAATTCTTATAATAGTGAAATAGATACATTTAGTACTACAAACGTCTTTGGAACAATTACAACTGATTCAACCAAAACAATGGGTGGAATTTTTGCACCAATAGATGCTACTATTACTGGTTCGATAACGGGTGAATACGACCAAACTGAATTTATTCAAGTTGGGCTGGATAGAGATTCTCTATCCGTTGCCGGATTTGGATTATTTGGTTCTAATGGGAATGTAATTAGAACGTATAGAGATGTTTGGGGTAATTTTATAAAAGAAAGAAATAAAGTATTTTTAATAAAAGAAAGTTATACAAAAAATATACCTGAAAACATAAACGCTTTAGATAAAAGTTTAGGAACAGAATTAATTTCAAGGACTTTTTATAGAACAAAGGTTACTATATTAGATTGGGATGGCATAACACCAACTGTCGGTGGTAATATTGTAGAGGTAACTCCGTTAAATGGGTATTTTTCAACCCATTATAGAAATACTGGTGATTTATCAACCGGATTACAAAATAGTTATTTTAATGGGTCTAAACAAACCTCTACAACTAATATTTTAGGTGGTTCACCGGTTCAAACATTCACAACTAACCCTAATATACTAAAAGTTTCAGATACAGGAAGAGGAAGTGGAGAACCAATTTTAGTAGTTGATTAATGAAAATTATTAAATACTTATATTTATATACGAAAGTAAAAAAGAAAATACAAAAATTATGGCATACTTAGATAATTCCGAAATCACAGTTGATGCGATTCTTACTAAGAAAGGTAGAGAAAAATTAGCATCTGGACAAGGTCTTAACATTACTAAATTCGCATTAGGTGATGATGAGATTGATTACACACTTTATGAACCAGCACACCCAAAGGGTTCTGCTTATTATGATGCAGCAATCAGAGCGATTCCTGTAACTGAAGCATCTCCTGATGAAACTCAAGTTCTAAAATATAAATTGGTAACTTTACCAAAAGGTACAACTAAAATTCCTAAAGTAGAATTTGGCGTTCCTTCAATTTCAGTAAACCAAAGAAGTGGTCAGGTATCTTTAACTCCAACAACATCACCAAGTGGAAACGGACAGTCAGGATATACAATTGTATTAGCAAATAAAAATGCAGGTTCAATTGTTGGTAGTGGTATCGCAGCAGGTACGGGTACAATACCAGTATTCTTAGGCGATGAAATCACAACAACTGCAGCAGTAGAAAGAGGATTAACATTCTCATTCATTCCTAACCCAAATACAACACAAACTATTAAGACAACTATAACAGTATATGGTAACGAAACAGGTGGTTCTCAAACTATTCCTGTAACCGTATCTTATATAGCTTAAACGGAGAATAAAATAATATGGCACAAATAACAGGACAAGCAGGAGTAAATTTAACATCAGAATTAGCAGCATATTTGCAATCTAGTAATGGAAATATAACTACCGAGCAATTATCAAATCTTATAAACCAATATGTGACAGGTGGTGATAAATTAGCTGCACAAGGTGGTTCAATTACAACTGGTATCTACAAAAGATTTGGCGAATTTGACCAAATTACAGGAAAAGTAGAGGTTGTAACGACTGGTCTTTGGAGTGGTGATACGGGAAGTTTAAATTATTATGCAACATCTTCAACTCAAGCGGTAGCAGCAAGTTCAAATTATTATTTAGATGTATATAAATCAGGTTCGGATGATATTCAATTTGCTGTAGCATACGGACACAAATATGCAAGTGGTTCGGTTTCATTAGACAACGACAATGATTCAACTCTAGCAACAAAAGCAACATATGCACAATATCGTTCTATTTTATTAGACCAAACGGACGAATTTTTCACATTTGATTCAGCATCAGGCGAAGGTTTACACGATTCTAGCGATATCTATGTTATTAACGTAGCAAGAGCTAGATATAAAGAAACAATGGATGCCGGTAATTGGGAATTATCCCTAAGTGGTTCAAATGGTATTACTACATTTATTGATGATAGTGGTAAAAAATTCTCTGATACTGTTGGTAAAGCAGGTAGATTATTTTATGTTGTATCTGGTTCTTTAAATTTAGGACAAGATGCAGAAGCAACAATTAGTGGTAGATATGATACAAGTGGTAGAGGATTTGGATTATTTTATCCAGACCAAGGTCTTATTGTATTAAATCCTACAGCAATTCATTCAAAAATTGGTGCATCAAAAGATAGCGGTTCAGTAGGTGGAAAATCAATTTATAGTGGTGTTACATATGAAGGTAAAAATCATTTCTTATTGTATAATGCAATTAAGGGTGGAGCAGATTTTGAAGCAAGAAGAACTGAAAACGTTTCAACCTCTCATTACTTTGTAAGGGCAACAAATAGAGAATTTAACTTCTCAAATAATCCAACATTTACAAGTGGTTCATCTGATGGTTCATTTGTTGAATCTACATTTGAAAGAGACCCGAGAACATATATTACAACAATTGGTCTATACAACGATGCTAACGAAATGTTGGCAGTTGCTAAAACTTCACAACCGATTGCAAAATCATTTGATAAAGAAGTTTTAATAGCGGTTAAATTAGATTTCTAATTAAAAAATTATTTGGGAGTATCGTAGAACAAAAACCAAATAACATATTTAAAGAACCCAACCCTAAAAAGTTGGGTTTTTAGTTATTAAAATACTTATATAGGTAAGGAATTCACTATGTTTAAATCAATACCCAAATCAAATATATCTAAAAGGTCATTCAATGTATACAAACTTTGGAATGCTGACCAGGGTGATTATCCTATTATAAAGGTATATAATGAAACTGGTTTATTTGATGAAAACTCAGACAAAAGTGAAGGTTATTTTGTTCACACCTTATACAATTCATTAAAAAGTAAATACTATTCAAAAGAAGGTAATTCATTTACAACATTTGGGTCAACAAAAAATTTAGCAGATTTAAAATCAGAAAGAATATTACCAGATACCTTTCAGATAATAGCAATTGATAGAAATCGATTTGGTGAAGAGATAAAAAAAGAAAGTATAGAATTATTAATAGACGATTTAACTTATGTTGATGATGGATTTGGTATTATTAGAGAAGAGGGTAATGTATACACATTAGTTAGTCTTGATTTAGATAATAATGGAGTTGGGTATTTAACTATTGATGATGGTATTCAATATTATAACATTGAAGTCCTATCAATAGATTTAAATGACGGGTCATCTACCTTAATTTATAACGGAGATACTGATGAATATTTTATAATTTCTATTAATTTTCAAACTAATAAAATTAATTTTACAGCTCAATTACAATTTGAAAATACTGATATAAAATTAAAAAGTAATGGTAATGTATTTTATGATGATGGTTTAATTGCTATGACTAATGATATTGATTTTACTAGTTACGCATTAGAATATCGTTCAACACAAACAATATATGAAACCGAAATTTTAATTTCTGCTAATAGTGGAGAATTTAATTATTCACAAAATCCAACCGCAGTTAAGGTATTAGTTAGTGGTTCGTATGATTTTGAAATAACAGGAGTAAATAATTCATTCCCAGCAGGAACTAAAAAAATAAAAGAGGTATTAGATATATCACGTAGAGAGTTCTTTAGCGGGTCTATTGGTTCGATTAGTGGTTCGTGGGAGGATTACTATACAAATGTATCAACTGACCCGACTGGTTCTTATTTAACCACCTATATCACTACAATTGGATTGTACGATGATGATGATAATCTATTAGTTGTTGCTAAATTACCGAAACCAATAAAAAATTTACCGGATTATAATCTTAATTTTTTAGTCCGTTTTGATACTTAATGATATTTATAAGCATATAACACAAAAAACCTATGGCACAAATTAACATTCTTGATGTAAATGATAATATCATTGAATCAAATATTACTGAAGAACGAGTAACAGAATTGATAAATAGAGACCTTTCACCTGATGGGTTAGCTTATTATTATTATCCTGGTGATGAAGCTCAAATAAATGAGTTTAAATCAACAGAATATTCTGAAAGTATTAGATTTATCAAAAAAATAGAAACTACAAACGAATAAAAAAAGGAAAAAACTATGTATAATATATTAGATGTAAATGAAACAGTTATAGAATCAAATTTATCAGAAGAAGCAGTAGCATTATTATTAGAAGATACTACTACTACCGGTGGATTTTCTTATTTTTATTATCCAATTGAATCGGTAATAATGGAAAAACTTAAAGAAGAAAAAGGCGAATCTATTAGATTTATCAAACCAGTAGTTGCTAATTAATAGGAAACAAAATTATGGCTAGTATATTAGACTTATATAAAAATTCTATTTTTGCTAAATTAGCAGATAAATCTAAAGATAAGACACCTGTCTCTGAGGATGCCTCTTTCAAAGCAAATATAGATGAAGCAAAACTTGCAAAATCTAGAGGTGGTAAGTTGAAAGAAACAAAGTATTCTACTACCGTTAAACCTTAAATAAATTTGTTTGGCCTTATTAATAAACCATTCCGAAAAGTGGGCGTTTCTTCACATACCTAAAACAGGTGGTAACTCCCTTAGTGAAATTCTTTTAACAATTAAAGGAACAGAGTTTGTAACTACCCATAACGATTTATCGGCATTCGGTAATATTGAAAATTATTTTATTTTTACATTTATAAGAAACCCATTTACACGATTGGCATCGTGGTATCATCATGAAGTAAGAATGGGCTGTGATAAAACTTTTGGTAATTTTATTAAATCTATTTTTGAACATAATTTCTTATACTATCCTCAAACATTTTTTTTAAATAATAATAAAACTGAAAAACGAAATATTAGTTTTATAGGTAGGTATGAAAATTACTCAAACGATATAAGTTTCCTATTCCAAAAATTAGGACACCCTACTCCTAAAATACCACATCTTAATAAAAATTCTATATACGAAAGACACCCAACTTTAAATCAACATAAATATTATAAATCTTTGTATAAGGAAGATTGGATAAAAGATTGGGTTAGAACTAAATATAAAGACGATTTTCAAAATTTTAATTATGAATTGGATATATAAAGAAAAGGTCATATCAGAAATTTCTGAAATGCCAGAAGGTACAATTGGTTTTATTTATAAAATAACACACAATACCACCGGCCAATATTATATTGGTAAAAAGAGTTTATACTCACATAGAACTCTAGCCCCATTAAAGGGGTATAAACGAAATCGTAAAGTTGTCAAAGAAATGAAATGGCAGGATTATTGTTCATCAAATGATGTTGTTAAAACATGGACAAATGAACCAATTACTAAAGAAATCTTACGATTCTGTCAATCAAAGAAATCCCTTACATATTACGAATTACAAGAACAATTTGCAAACAACGTATTAGCAGATGAAAAATCCCTAAATGAGAACTTAATGGGAAAATTTTTCAAAAGAGATTTGGAAATCTCATAAATTTGTTGTATCTTTGTTAGACTTAATGCAAATATAATAAATGTACATAAATTTGGAAATATCAGATTTATTTCGTATCTTTACTATATTAGTAGCGTTATAATATATGGTATCAAATACAGATAAATTAACAATCGTTAGTATTTTAGATGATGTCTTAGGACCAGGTTCGGCCTTAAAGGGAAATGAACAGGCTCATTATTGTCCGTTTTGTCATCATCATAAAAAGAAACTTCAAGTGAATTTAGATACACAGCAGTGGCATTGTTGGGTGTGTGATTCTAAGGGTAAGAGGATACAAGGATTACTTAAAAAATTACAAGTAGATGTTTCTAAACTTCGTAAAGTATATGAGATATATGGAGACGATTATATCGTATCATCTCAAATAGAGGAAGACCAAATTGAATTACGATTGCCAAAAGAATTTAAATCGTTAATGGAAACCCCAATCGGGTTTAAACCCATATATAAAAAGGTAAAACACTACGCAACACTAAGAGGAATACGAAATTCAGATATTATTAAATACAATATTGGATATTGTGATAGTGGATTATATTCAGGTAGAATTATTATACCATCATATGATATAAACAATAAATTAAATTATTTTATTGCCCGTTCCGTATTTGATGACGAACCATACAAATATAAAAATCCACCAGTTTCAAAGAATGTAATTATGTTTGAAAACCAAATTAATTGGAACGAAGCCATTACTATTTGTGAAGGTGCTTTTGATGCAATGGCGGTTAGGAGAAATGCTATTCCAATATTAGGAAAATTTATTCCTAAAAAATTAATGGATAGTATCTATGAAAGAGGGGTTCGTAATCTAAATATCTTATTAGATACCGATGCACAAGACCAAGCCTTATACTATACAATGTATTTTCAAAAGCAAGGATTCCAAATAAAAAATATTATTCCATCTGGTAAAGATGCAGCTGATATTGGGTTTACCCAAATCAACAAAATTATCAAAAACAAAATAGAAACAAATTATGAAGATATAATTCTTCAGAAATTAAATCAATTATGATTCACGTAATACCACAACATATTTCAAGAGGTTCTTATACTGCTTGGTATAGATTACTTAATATTAAAGATGAACATATATTTCATTCATTTGATGATACTGATGAAATTGAAAGAAAATTAATAGGAGACCCACCCTATGTTAATAAACTAATTGAAAAATTAAATAAAATAAATCCACAATCAGGCGATGTGGTTATTTTTGATTCTAAATATATTGATTCACATAGAGGTCAGGCAGTAATTGAATCTAATTTAATAGATTTATCTAAAAAATATAACGATTGTAAATTTGTGTTATTTGAGGATGATAATGCCGTTGAATATATTGATACTGAACGATATACTTTTTTTTCAAATAAATTTTTAGTAAAAGATACTACTGAATTACATCATTATGAGCGTAATTGTAATTATTATAGATATCGTAGTGCTTTGCAAGAATATTTTCCACATTTAAAATATATTATTAAAATATTTGATTTGAATATTCGTCAGAAAAAAATGAATATGATTATTGGCGTGGATAAAAAAGAACGATTAGAAGTTTTTAAATATGTTTATAATATTGGGTTAGATTCTGATTCGTGGTTAGGATATAGTGGGTTTGCATGTGATTATGTAGAGGGTGATATTAGTTCTAAATTATTAGAATTTAAAAAAAATAAATTACCGGTAATATTAGATACACCAATGGAAAGAAGTATGCATGGTTCGGTAAATGTTGAAATCCCACCATTACCTATTACTATGACTTCATATATTAGTTGTATTTTAGAAACAATGGTGGTAGCAGAAGATATTATACATTTGAGTGAGAAATCATGGAATCCATTTATATCAAAAAATATTCCCCTAATTTTAGGTAATAAATATCTAACTCAATACCTTAAAGGTTTAGGATTTTGGTTAGCAGAGGATTTATTTGATATAACTCCACAAGATAGTATTCCTGCAATCATTAATCAATACAAACGAAATTTAGATATCATACATAAAATGTCATATGAAGATATTCATTCATACTATGTAAAAAATCAGGCAGGAATTGAACGAAATTTTAGTTTAATAGAAACTATAAAATTTGAATTTAAATTAGATAATTATCTACAACCAACAAAAAATAAGTTACTATAACTTAAATTAATTTATGATTATTAACAAAATATATCACTTAGCAGATTTACACATTAGAAATTTGCAAAGACATAAAGAATACAAAGAGGTATTCAAAAAGTTTTTAAAACAAGTAGAAGACGATAAAATTCAAGATTCTATTATTTATTTAGCAGGGGATATTGCACATGCTAAAACTGAAATGTCTCCTGAACTTATTAGAGAGATTAGTTGGTTTTTAACTGAATGTTCAAAACTAAGAGAAACTTTTCTAATAACAGGTAACCACGATTGTAACTTAAACAATAACCATAGACTAGATGTTCTTACGCCTATTATCGATAATCTTAATAATCCTCACATCCATTATCTCCGCGATACTGGTGTTTATAATTATAACAATATTACTTTTGTTGTTTATTCCATATTGGATAAGAAGGAAAATTGGCCGTTGGCTAAGGATATTGAGGGTGAAAACAAAATCTGTCTTTTCCACGGGCCGGTAAACAAAGCACAAACTGATATTGGGTATGTAGTATCATCAAATTCCTTTACTGTTGATATGTTTGAAGGATTTGATATGGCAATGTTAGGTGATATCCACAAACGTCAAACATTTGGTGAAGGGTGGGAACACGTAGCATATGCAGGTTCAATGGTTCAACAAAATCACGGGGAGATGTTGGAGAATCATGGGTATTTATTATGGGATGTTCCAACTCGTACATTTACGGAACACCATCTTCATAATGATTATGGATTCCTTACAATCGATGTAGTCAACGGACAGATACCACAATGGGTATATGATGAGATTGATACAAAATTACCTAAGAACCCACGTTTAAGATTAAGGTTTACCAGTACTGAAGCATCAGAAATGAAGTTGCGTATTACTGAACTTAAAGAATTATTTAATGTAGCAGAGGTGACGGTAACAAGAACGGATACCATTGGTCAATTAAAGACAAATTCAAAATTAAACAAAAATATTGTTGGTAACGTAAAAGATGAAACTTTTCAAAATCAATTGATTAGAGATTATTTAGAAAGACAATTTCTGTTAGAGGATTCAGATTTAGATAAAATTTCTGAAATCAATAAGGAGATTAATCACCGAATTGATGATTCTGAATTGGCTGAAAACATTCTTTGGTTGCCTAAGACGTTGGAGTTCTCAAATATGTTTTCATATGGAGAAGGTAACAAAGTTAGATTTGAAAACGCACAGGGAGTGATTGGTATATTTGCACCAAATGCAAGTGGTAAATCATCTCTTTTTGATGCCCTTTCATTTTGTATCTTTGATAAGACATCAAGAAGTTCATCATCAAAAAATATTCTAAATAATCAAAAAGATAATTTCTATTGTAAATTTAACTTTGAAATTGATGGAGTAGATTACTTCATTGAACGTAGTGCAAGATGGACACGTAAGGGAACTAACCTTTCCGTAAATGTAAACTTTTGGAAAGAAGATGGGGGAGTTACTACCTCATTAAATGGTGAACAACGTAGAGATACGAATAAAAATATTGAACGATATTTAGGTAAATTTGAAGATTTTGTTCTAACATCCCTTTCCCTACAAGGAAACAATGCTCTATTCATTGATAAATCACAATCAGAAAGAAAGGAGATACTTTCTCAATTTATTGGTGTAGATATCTTTGATAAATTATATACGATAGCAGCAGATGAGAATAGAGATAACGCCACTTTAATCAAAAAATTCAAATCTGATGATTTTACTTCTAAGTTAGCCGATATCAAAACTCAATTGACTGAGTCAACAAATGAATACAAATTAGTTGATATTGAATTGGGTGGAATTAAAACCGAAGAGGAATCTTTAAATAAGGATTTAATTCGTTTGAATGGTAAAATTATAAAATTAAATTCTGATAATGTTGGAATTGAAGAATTAGAAAAAAGAAAAAGAATTCTTTCTGATAAGGAAACTGAGGTGTTAAATCTAAAAAATGCTACACAAGACCGCATTGGTAAATTAGAAGCGTTACAATTAGAATTAGAGGAAATTATTGATGGATTTAATGAAGATGAGTTAGAAACAAAGATAAACGAATTGGGAGTTGCTAAAACGGATTTGAGTAATACTAAACATGAATTAGATAAATTAGGGATTTGGCATACATCATTGGTTGACAAAAAAAAACATTTGGATTTACACAAATATAATCCAGAATGTACTATTTGTATGGAAAATTCGGAAACAATCCTACAAAGTAAAGATGAGGTTGAAACAACGTTAAATGATGTAAATACATATATTACTACTGCAAATACTACAAAGGATGCGTTAGAGTTAACGATTACATCATTGACTCCATATGAGACTGATTGGGTTAATTTAACGGATACTAAGGAAAAGGAAACCAAAATTGATAGAGAAATTTCTTCACTTATTAACAAGTTATCAACATCCGAAACTGAGGAAATCAGAGTTCAAACACAAATTGCCGAACAAATTAAACTAATTGATGAGTATTATAAGAACGAAGAACAAATCAAAAAGAATGGTGAAATTAGGGAAGAAATCAAATTTGTAAGAGAAACCCTTGATACTAATAAGATTCAGTTTACAAAAACAAATAAAAAATTATTAGAGTTAAATGGTAGAGTTTCATCCCTACAATCCCAAAGAGATACTTTAGAGGATAAAATCAAAGAGGTTAAGAATTTAGAGGAACAATCGAAATTATACGAATATTATCTTAATGCACTAAATAAGGATGGGGTATCGTATGAATTGATTGAAAAATCTCTACCAATGATTGAGGGTGAGGTTAATAACATTTTGGCACAAATTGTGGAGTTTGGAATGCAATTAGAGATGGATGGTAAAAACATCAATGCTTACCTCGTATACGGGGATAATAAGTGGTCTTTGGAGATGTGTAGTGGTATGGAGAGGTTTATCTCTGGGCTTGCAATTAGGGTGGCTTTAATCAACGTATGTAACCTTCCTCGTCCTAACTTCCTAGTTATAGATGAAGGGTTCGGAACATTAGATAGTGAGAACCTACAATCCCTATTCATGTTATTCACTTATTTGAAGACACAATTCGATTTTGTAATGATTATATCCCATATCGACTCAATGAGAGATGTAGTAGATGGTTTAATAGAAATTAAAAAAACAAATGGATTTAGCTATGTAAAGTTTTAACTGCTAATATATTAGTTGGTTTGGGTTTGTTAATTCTTTGTTTAATTAACGACTCTACCAACCCACTTAACGTATACCCGTGTTCTCTACAATATTCTTGTAGAAGTGCATGGGTATCTTTTTTTATTTGAATTGTCGTATATTTGTTCATTTCTATTGGTTTCTATGGGTTTCCATAGAATAAATATAATACAATCTTTTTTACTTATATTTATTACCATAACAAAGGATTCCAATGGCAATAATTAAATCGTTCGCTTCTTATCAAAATTTATCAAACTTTGGTACATTTATAAATGACCAAGTTAGAACCTCTGAATATTTTAGAATTACAGAATTTAAAGATACGTTTACCGGTGGTAAGAATGGGTTTCTTATAGAGGGTTCTGAACATTTAAAGGAAACGACTGAAATTAAAATAGAAATATTAGATGTCACCGGTACTCCAATTTATTATGAACCAGGTGATGGTATACCTGAATATTACGAAGGAATTTCAAAAATTGTATCCGTGCACGTCTATGAGGATACTCCTATTGGTTTAGGAAAAATTACTGTATTAGGTGAATTAAAAACCTATATTGATGAGACGGGTGTAGTTAGAGATGTTCCTGCAGAGTGGCGTGGTATCTATAATATTAAGTGGGAAAGAACATTTAATGTAAATAAAAATCTTGCTAATGAAACTATTGTTAGGTTTTATAAAAGACCAAAAATTACAATTGATGAGATAAACAAGCCTATTTTTAACATAACAACCCCATCGGTTACTCAAACGGGATTGGTTGAGGGTATACCACAACAACCAGTTTATGGTACTGATATTCGAACTTGGACAGCCGGAACTTTATATAAATTGAAAATTACTGATGGTTCAAATTGGACATCATCGGTTGATGAAAATACCATAACAATACCATCATTAGGGTATTCGGCAACTATAAGAGAGGTCTTAAATAACAAAGAAATATTTGTAGATGTTCCGTATCTAATATCATCCTCCGTTTCAAATTTTCCTGCTACTGCCTACACAACTACATTTGACCATATTGAAGGTCAGACGATTATCAACTCGGCGTTGACGGGTTCTTTTGCTAAAATTCAACTATCAGATTTAAAAACATTTGTTGGTGATGTAGCAAGAGTAAAAGTTTATAGAAAATCTAGAAACGAAGTTGGTGATTACCAATTCATACAAGATACTAAATTAGAATCATCAGAAATACTAAAAGATATAACTACAACTGCTGCTACCGAATTATCTTACGGCCAGTTCACTCAATCAAATATAAAAAATTATTGGGTAAGTGGTTCAACTGCACATCCAATTACAATCAATGTAGATAAATTAAACGCATCAGTACAAGTAAATTATAGTGGTTCAAATTATGATAACCCCGCCCTTTTTATCACATCGCAATCACTTTCTCTAACAGAGGGGGTAGAGTATACTCTTTCATTTAAAACACTCCTAAGTGGTTCAAATGATTCAACTAAAACTTTAAAAGCTTATTTTAGTGGTTCGGCTTATCCACAACAAACGATTGTAAATGTCACTAATTCGGCCATATATACTACAAAACAAAACGTAACTCAAAACGTAAAGGCAACTAAGACCGGAGATGCTAAATTGGTATTTGAGTTTGCTGGAGATGATTGGTATTTAGCAAATGTAAGTTTACAAAACGCACAAGAAACTTCTTTTTCGCCTGATGAATTTACTTTAATACAAGATATTCCTCGTAAACTTGCAAGTGAGACATATGATTTTAAATTTGAATTTTACGATATAAATAACAATTATATTCCGGTTGATGTAAAAACTTCAAAAACATTTAATGGTGGTAATAGTTTTACAACTACATCCAAAATCTTAACATTTGAATCAGATAGAACGGCATTTCGTTTTAGTAGTGGTTCGTTTGGTAATCCTGCTTTTCAACAAGTTGGATTCTCAATTGGTAGAACTAATTTAACAGGTTCAGTTACTTATGCATCTGCAGCATTTGATGTAGGAGGTGATTATATACGACCATCACATTATTCCGCATCCAATGGAACAATTTTACAATATCCTGGTTTTTTAACCAACGCCGGAGATGGTGGTGCAAGTTTAACTATTGCTAATTTTAGTGGTAGTGTGGCATCGGTAATAGTTGGTTCTATAACTTATACTGCATCATGTGATGGGTTAAATGAGTTTGAAACCATTTATAGATTTGAAGATGGAGAAAATGCACCTGGTCTATTTGTAACTGCAAATACAAATCAATTTATTTATAAGGCGACTGATTTATCCCTCAATCCATCCGGTCAAATAATTACAATCGAGGCTAAAAGAAAAAATTTAGCATCCGCATCAACTCCATTAACTATAAATTCTGGAAGTGGAAAACCACCATTAACATTAGTATCTACAAATGCAACCAATGGTGTTGATACTTATACAATAGCCGGTTCATCATATCCATTCTCAACGAGTGAAACTTCATATTCTATTTCAGGCTCCGACCAATTTGGTAATGTTTTTTCTGATACAATAAAAATAACTCCTGTAAAAATATTAGATGGGTTTTCAGTTGCAACAAGTAATGAGAATACATCTTTTCCTGCTAATTCAATCGGTTCGGTAATAGGTGGGTTTACTGCAAGTAGTGGTTCTATAACAGTTAAAGTTGGTAGTGAAGTTATAAATTATTCATCAACATTTGTAACTAATTCATTTAGTGCAAGTATTTCTTCAACGTCTGGTCTAACTCCAAATACATTTAACGGAACAAATTATTCAATAAACGCATTATCAGCAGATAGTGGTTCATTAACCCTATTAGTAAAATATAAAGATGGTGGGGAAACAATAATAAGTTCATCAAAAGAAATAACATATTCAAAAGTTAAAAAAGCAGCACCGATATTATCTTTTGTAATTGGTAACAATAATCAAACTACTACTGCAAAATCAACAGGCGAACAAATTGATGCATTTGTAACTGCAAGTTTATCAGTAATTGAAACATATGAGGGAGTTAGTTCTACAAAAATATTAGCATCTGCACCAGATACAACTACTACAAATTCGTATACAATTGGTAATAAAACAACTACAACAATTGCGTTACCAAATATGGCAAATGGCACAGATTCGGTTGATATATCTATAACGGGTTCGGTGGTTGATTCTGAAAATACAACAAGAAATGTATTTGGAAATATTTCTTTAGCTAAAGCTAAAAAGGCGGTGCCATTGGTATTAATTTCAGCTTCACCCCAAGCTCAATCTGTATTGGCTAATGTAGGCGGTACTCAAACTGGAACTTTATCAAATGTTACAATTGAAGCGTTAGAAGGTAGTATTAGTAGATTTACTTCTATGACAGTATCATCAGTTAGTGGTATAAATGTAAGCACGGGTACATCAAATATATCTGGAAATACATTAGTGTTATCTGATAGAACAATGTCAGCAACTGAAGGTTCTATAACTCTAACTGTAACACATACTGATAGTGAAGGTACATCTCCTCAAACTAAAACAATAATAGTAAGGGCAACAAAAGTTCCAACAGGAGCAACAGGAAATAATGGCACGAATGGTACAAATGGAACTAATGGAACTAATGGAGCAAATGGTGGTGATGGACCGGGTGTAGTATTCAGAGGCCCGTGGAGTGCTGCAACAACTTATAATAGTATTAGCCAAGATGCAACACGTAGAGATGTGGTATTATATAGTGGAACTTACTATGCAACAAAAGCAAATGCAACTGCTAACTTAAATAAACAACCTGATACTCAAACTACGTTTTGGCAATCATTAGGAACGGATTCATTCTTTGTAGCAGCTGAAATGTTTATATCCAAAGAATCGTATGTACAAAACACAATAAATGTTGGAACAAATGCTTCAGGTAATGCTAACATTACTATTGCGGGTGGTACTACATCTCCATATATTTCAATAGGACAAGCAACCAAAGGATATGATAATGTAGGTGCTTTTTTAGGTAGTGATGGAACAACTGGAAAACTTTCTCTAAAAAGTGCATCAAATTTTTTAAAATGGAATGGAACTTCATTAGAAATACAAGGTTCATTGAAAATTTCAGATGGAACAGGTGTAGCATCAACTACTGCTTTAAGCGATGGATTAGGTACAAAAATTAATACAGGTACAGCTGCAACTGATGTAAATAATAATGTAACTAATATTAGTGGTGGAAAAATTAGAACAGGATTAATACAATCAAATAATTTTAGTGGAACGGGTGATGGTAGTGGGTTTGCAACTGAAGGGATGTCTATTGATTTGACAGGTGGTGGAATATCTGCTAAAAACTTTAGAATTACTGCAGCAGGTGATGCTTTTTTCAGAGGAAATATTACCGGTGCAAGTGGAACATTTGGTGGTTCTATTCGAATCGGTAGTGGGGAAAGTGTATTTTCTGCAGATGGAAATGGAATTTATTTAGGTAATGAAACTTTTGCAAATGCAGAATTTAGAGTTACACCTGCTGGAGCTCTTACCGCAACAAGTGCTAATATTACGGGAGAAATTAATGCTACATCTGGTAACTTTAGTGGAAATATCACATCAACCGCAACGATTACTGGTGGTACACTTACGGGGGGTACTATAACAGTTGGTGCTATTGGTGGTGGTGGAACTATAATTAATGGTGCATTGTTTCAGGAAAGAATTGAAGATACTACTCTTGCAAATTCAGTTTCATTGGGCCCAGGTGGTATGATATTTAGAGGAGCACATGGAGCAAATAATGATAACCCAACTAATTACATATCACTTCGAGTACAAGATAATTATGCCAGACAGATTACTCAATGTTTAGTTAATAATGTTGAAGTGATGTCAGTATTGGGATACCCAAGTATGAACCAAGCTGCAATAAATATTTATAATGGTGGAATGCAGTTAAGAAATTATTCGTTTAACGATTATGTAGCTGGAAATCAGGGTAGGGCACTTCAAGTTTTTGGTAGTTTTTATACCGATGGAACGGGAACTTTTACAGGAGATGTAACTGCAAATACATCGGATAGGAGATTAAAAACCAATATTAAAAATATAGATTCACCATTAGAAAAAATATCAAAAATAAATGGTGTATATTTTAATTGGAATGATGAAGCAAAAAAATTATCAAATAAAAATACCGAAATTAGAGAAGTGGGATTTATTGCACAGGAAGTTCAGAGTGTTTTTCCTGAAATAGTAAAACCTGCTCCATTTGATTTAGAATTAGATGAAGAAAATACTACGGTTAAGGATACAATATATAAATCAATATCAGGTGAAGATTATTTAACTGTTCAATATGAAAAAATTGTTCCCCTATTAGTAGAATGTATTAAAGAATTAAAAAATGAAATTGAAGAATTAAAAAAGAATCGAATATGAAAAATTTAGACGAATTAAGGGTTCATGCTCAAAGGATGATGGATGAGTATCCTGCTCATAAAAGTAGGATAGCAGATTTATATATGAGTGCAGTCACAAAGGTTATGCAGGGTGAGGATGCACCCAATATATGTTCACTTATGTTGACTGCTATGTTGGAGTTGGTAGGCGAGTAAGTGAAATTAAAGTATATAAAAGAATTAAAAAGGAATAGGTAATGGCTCAATCAATGTCTGGTATAAAAGCTAAATTAGGAAGTTCTTCGAACTCTCTAAGAGCATATGCAGAAGCGAGAGGACTCACTGCACCAGATAGTATGTCGGAATTTGATGCTTGGTTAAATGGTGGTTCACCTCCACCACCGCCGCCTCCCCCTCCACCGCCACCGCCACCGCCACCTCCACCTCCACCTCCGCCTCCACCTCCACCTCCACCGGCGAGACAAGGATATACTCTTAGATATTCTAATGTTAATCCATACGCAGCATGTTCTGGAACTAATTTTGTAACTATATATACTGAATATGGATTAGGAGTCCCGGAGGGAGCAACTGCATATGCAACAATGAATACGGATGAACGTTCACCTGATGGATATTATTCAAATGGAGATGATTATTGGACAATATCAGGAGGATATGGTATGATTGCAGTCGGTGCTACTACGTGTCCTGCCCCACCGCCTCCACCTCCACCGCCTCCACCACCTCCGCCTCCGCCTCCACCGCCTCCGCCGCCTCCGCCGCCTCCACCACCTCCGCCTCCGCCACCTGCAGAAGGTACATTTATATCATCTGAATGTATTGGCGTTGATAAATATATCACGCGTGCTGATGGAATTGGTGGTTCATATATAGTGGTAGAATACGATTCGATAGATTGTGGATATGAAGCACCGCCTCCGCCTCCGCCGCCTCCGCCTCCACCACCTCCGCCTCCACCACCAAGTAATGTGGCAGTGGCGTTAAGACGTGCGTATACTGCTCAAGCGGCATGTGATAGTCAAAGTGAAGATACTTACTATTTACCACCTCTTTCATCATTTGGTACTGCAACATCATTATATTCAGATAGTGGTGGAACTGGTGCTACAGCAGATTATTACTCAAACGGAACTGTTGTGAGATATTGGGATGGTGCAAGTTTTATAAGTAATTCCAATTGTGGAAATTTAAATGAAGAATTTTAATTAATAAAATATTTAAAATGAAAAATTTTATATCAATAACTGAAAACTATTTATCAGATGGTGAATTTGAAAAATATTTAAATTATTCCAAAGAAACAAAGGAATGGGGTAATCGTATTCCAAACGATAATTGGAGTGGAAGAGTTATTTACGAACCTGCTGAAACTAATTTAAATTATTTAAAAGGCTTGGAAAATAAAATAAAATCTGATTTTGAATTAACTGATAAAATATATCCTGATTATTTAGGATTAGTAAAGTGGGAGGTAGGCGATATACAAAATCCTCATGCAGATGGTCAGAATGAAAATGGAGACCATCCGTATTATTGGAGAAATTTCGGATGTATTTTGTATTTAAATGATGATTATGAAGGTGGTGAAATATATTTTCCAAATCAAAATATGGAAATAAAACCAAAACCAAATACATTAGTATTTTTTCCTGGTACGCTTGAGTATTTACATGGAGTTAAACCAATTACAAATGGAGTTAGATATACTTTAACATCTTTTTGGACTTTTAATAAACAATATAATATGAATAGTTATGATAGTAATACCCGAGAATAAATTAATTACAATACCAGAAAATATTAATTTTATTAATTCAAACGAATTAATTATTGAACCATTGAAGGGTAAATTAAAAAGAGATTGGTTTGTTAACCATGCTTATTTTTGTTTACCATTAGTTATTGGAAATCAATATGGATTTGCTATAAAATCATTAAAAACATTTTCAGTAATATGGGATGGGGGTGATACTCCAAACAATACTATAATTGAAATTTTAGATGAAGGTGATAATCCAAATTATCAGTCAATAAATTCTCATTTTGGGATGGGAACTATAACTATTCAAAATCGATTTACATTTAGAACTCCACCTAATGTTAATCTAATGACAATAAATCCACCCAATCATTGGATAGATGGAATTCAACATATGACAGGTGTTATCGAAACGGATAATCTTCGTAGAGATTTTACTTTTAATTTAAAGGTAACACGTAAGAACGAAAAAATAATAATAAATAAGGGAGATTATATTGGATGTGTTTTACCGATTCCAAGATACTTTGTTGATGGATTTGAATTACAAAATGGGTATGATGTATTTACTGCAGAAGAAATACAAGAAGAACAACAAATAATGCATGAGTTTGGAATTGAACGTTCCACTAAAGATATAGAAAAACCAAATGGAAATGGTAGACGATATTTTAATGGAGAAGATGTTCGTGGATGTCCATTTCATAATCATCAAAAAAAAATATAATAATTTAATTTTTATATATTTATATATGTTATGAGTATAAAGGTTTTAGTTACAACTGGTTGTGGTAATACTGTTATGGGAGGTGCCGATATATGGACTAATTATTTTTTAGAATTAGTTTGGCCAACACTCCCTGTCAAAAGAGATTGGAGATTACTTATTGACTCCAAGAGACCCGCCTCATTTGAATCAAAATACTTACCGAAAGGATTGGTTCATCACTTTCACTACGATGACCCTGAAAAGACTAGAGCGTGGTTAAATGAGTGTGAGGAAATTCACGTATTACATCCACATTACCATTTAAGACCACATATTTGGCATTTCGAAGATAAATTTAAAACTGTCTTTGTTCATGCGTATGCTAGAGAGATGGATGCTGTAATTTCTGCTATTCCCGAACTAAAAAGATTACAATATAATACAGGAGTTGATTCAGATTTTTATGATGAGTATTTAGCAACATTTAATCGTAGAATTTGGGTGGGTAATAATACTACCACAATGATTGATGAACATCCAAACTACACTTATAACGTTCCTAACTTTTATGAGTTTAAAAATAATTTACCACTTACTACTCACGTTGATAATGGTAAAATAGGATTTGCTTCTCGTATTGAATCGAGAAAATGTGTACATTGGTTAAACGACCATAAAGGATATATCCTAACCAATCAGTTTGATTTACAAAATCTTAAAGATAGTAGTACCTACTCATTAAAGGGTATGGAAGTGTTTCAATGGGATGTTAATCATCATCATTTTTTTATGTTAAAGAATTTTGGTATATTTCACGCCGCATACTTTAAAGAACCATTTGGATATTCAATATTTCAAGCAGTAGATTACGGAAAATTACCAATAATACATAAAGATTGGGCACCAGAAGTTGAATACAAATATAGGGTTTCAACTAAAAATGAATTTGATGATTGTGTTAAACAAATTCTTAAAGATTCATACGAAGAAAGGGTAGCAAACGTAAAAAATCTTAAAGATTATATGATAAAATTTGATAATAAAGAAGTATGGATTGATAAAATCCGTACAGCAATTTTAGGATAATTCCAAATATTTATTTTTATATATTTTTATATATTTATATACGTTTGGGAAAAAGTTGCATACTTATATTAAAGGGGGTAGGGGGATAAGCTACTAAGCTATTACACTATCACATATACTATTTATATTAACTTATACTACTATTAAGCTAATAGCATATTTCTAGCATTTCATTCACAATATTTCATTTATGGGCAACATCGTTAATTACAATTTTTTAAAAGATTTTTTTACTAACAACACTATCGAGAAAGAAGATATTAATGGAGATATATTTAATGAATATCAACCAGTAAAATATCGTTGGTCTCATGGTGCTACTGATTTTCATTTAGGAGATGGATTATTAATTTATGCAGTAATTCAGTATTTGAGAGCAAAAACTTGCGTATGTTTAGGTAGTGGTGGTGGATTCATTCCTAGAATAATGTCACAAGCTAGAATTGATTTACACGACCAAAAAATATTTAGTGGTCTTAAACAAATGGAGTGGGGTAATTGTGGTTCAACTATTTTAGTTGATGCTAATAACGGCGTTGGTGGTGAAACTGATTGGGTAGAAGAAACTTCATTTTTTAGAACACATTTTCCTTGTAGAATTATTATAGATACTACTGAAAATGCATTTTATAATTATTTTGTAAAAGAAGATATACCAATCGATTACCTACATATTGACGCAGGTCATTCATATGATGATGTTAAACAAGATTTTGATTTATATTCACAAATTCTTTCACCTTATGGTATTATATCAATACACGATACCGATTCATCTTTTGAAAAAGAATTGGTAGTTACCAATGATATAAAAGATAATAATGCACATGATGAATTTTCTCACGGCCCATCACGATTAATAAAAGAATTACAAGAAAGTGGTGAGTGGGAAGTTTTTAACTTTTTCAATAATGGAATATTGAGAAGTAAGCCGTCATCTACTGGTTTGACATTTATTCAACGATGCAAAAAATAAGATTAGTAACAGTTACGGGTAGTAGAACCAATACTCTTCATCATATGTTAAATCACTACAATGATTTAGTTGATGAAATGTGTATTATAGTATATGAATGGGATGGGTTTAGTACATATAATGATGTGTATGAAATAACAAAGAGATTCCCAAAAGCAAAAATTATTAAAAGAGAAATTGCTGAAAAATTTAATTGGGAAAAAGTAACCAATTTATATAACGAAGTAAAACAAATGTATCCCAACGATTGGTGGGTAGTTTCAGACGATGATGAATTCCACATTTACCCACAACCAATCAGAGAATTAATTTCTGAATGTGAAGAAAATGGATGGGAATTTATTACCGGTGGGTTTATTGATAGGATAGGAGAGAATGGAGATTTTCCTGAAATAAATGAAAATACAAACATTTGGAAACAATTCCCACTTGCTGGATTTTTTAGATATCCAATGAGTGGGGCTTGTCCAAATAAAGTTTGTATAATGAAAGGGTCGGTTAATGTAACATCAGGACAGCATTATGTTGATTTTGGAGATGGTAAAAATAGTTGGGGAACATCTCATCCAAATAGATACCCAATAGGTAGGGGTGAGGGGTTAATACAAGTTCACCATTTTAAATGGGATAGTACTTGTATGGATAGAATAAAGGATGTTGCTAATATAAAAAAACAATATGCATTTTCGTCCGAATATGAAAAAATGTATAATGCGATTCAATGGAATGATTTTAAAATTGATATTAATAATAAAGAATTTTTCATTGAAAAAATGAATCCCCAAATTTCTGATTTTAGTGATTATTCTAAGTGGAATCGATTAGCTAAAAAAATTACAAAAATATAAAAAAAATATATTTATATATACACACAAAAATAAAAAGTTATGGCAAAAGAATTGATTAAAGGAACAGATGGAGTAGGAAACACTTCTACGAATTTAGAAGAACGTAAATTAAAAGCTTTAGAAAAAATTGCTAATTCATTAGATGCACTTACTCTATGGTTTGAAGAAATTGATAAAGATGTTTGGGGTCCAAGAATTGAACATTATTTGTACGAATGGTATAAAAATAAAATTGAAACACCTAATACTGATATTGATTCAAAAAAGACTAAGAAATAAAAATGTCCTTAGAAAAACTCGGTATAATTGTTCCTTATAGAAATAGATATACTCAGCTTGATACTTTTACAAAATATATAGTTGAATACCTTAGCGATAAGGATATTAATTATAAAATTATAATTGTTGAACAAGATGATGCTAAACTATTCAATAGAGGAACGCTTCTTAATATTGGATATCAGTATGCAAAAAAATTACGATGTGATTATTTAGCATTCCACGATATCGATATGTTACCGATTGATGTTGATTATTCATATAGTGAATACCCAATTCACCTAGCAACAGATATTATACCAGATGAAGATGAACCTAAACGAAATTTATTCGATTCATACTTTGGTGGAGTAACTATGTTTACCATTGAAGATTTTGAAAAAATAAATGGGTATTCTAACAAATATTGGGGTTGGGGCTTTGAAGATGATGATTTACTTTATAGATGTAAAATTAATGATATAGATTTGAATACCATAAAAATAAAAAATGTGAGTAAAAATACTCAAATTTTAAAATTAAATGGTATTGATTCGTATATTCAAGCAAAAAATATAATAACTACACATAGAGATTTTTCTATAACAATTTGTTTTGAACCTGCTAAGTTAAAATTAGACCACACTAAACAATCGGATGAATTTACTATTTTTAGTATTCCCGGTTACGATTTTGCAATATCGTATACATCTTTTAATCGATATAATTTTTGTTTGTTTGATAATGATTTAAAAGCCATTTATTTAAACACCGAAATTAAGCCTACCTATAAAACTAATATTACATTAGTATATGATTCCGTTTGTAAAACGATAAAGATGTATCAAGACGGAATATTTGTAGGTGAAAGTGAAAAAATTGAAAAATTTAATAAGGATTATAAAACACAAGAACATTTTTATATAGGAGTCGGTAACCCAACTCGTGATATAATACCAAATTGGTTTAATGGTTCATTTGAATATTTTGCATATTACGATACAAAACTATCCGAAGAAGAAATTGTTGAAATTACAAATAATAAAGAACACTTATTAAATAAAAATTTTGGTAAATACATATCTTGTGATTATTTAAAAACTTATTATGATAGTGAATTTATTAGAGATTATACTTTAATTGATTTATCTAATAATTTTAATTTAGGAAAAATAATTAATTGTGAAATTAGCAAAAACGATGAAATAGAAAGTGTTGATTTCAATATACCATTCAGACGTAATTCTATTTTTAAATCTTTGAAACATGAAAATAATGGATTCAATGGTAATCGTTGGAAAACTGATAATACTCGTTGGAATCAACTTAGATTAATCAATGAAGTAATGGAAAATCCAGAATTAACAAAAGAAGATGGATTATCTGATTTAAATTTTGCGGAACATAACAAAAGAAAGTTAGATAAAAATATACAAATTATAACTGTTGGTATATAATGAAATTAGGAGTTTGCGTACCATATCGAAATAGAGAAGCCCACTTAAAAGAGTTTATTCCGGCAATTGGAAAGTATCTTGATGAGCAAGGTATCGAATATTGTATCTATTTTGGACATCAAGTAGATGATAAATTATTTAATAGAGGTGCAATGAAAAATGTTGCAGCTAAACACGCATTTGAAGATGGGTGTGATTATATTGTTTGGCACGATATTGATATGATACCTGAAGAGGGATGTGATTATTCATTTCCAGACAAACATCCGATACACATTGCAACAAATATATCTCAAATGGATTATAAACTAAAATACGAAGAATATTTTGGTGGAGCAGTATTATTTTCCAAAGAACAAGTTGAAAAAACCAATGGTTATTCAAATGACTATTGGGATTGGGGTATGGAAGATGACGACCTTTTTTGGAGATGTGTATTAGAAGGGTATGGGAATGATTCATATATGAATTACACAAGTGAACCACAAAATTATTTACATTTTGATGGTAAAGCTTCACATATTAAAATTGAAAAACATAATACACTTCGTAATTTAACATCTCGTTCACACACAATTTCAGTTTTAGTTAGGGCAAATCAACAAGAAGAAAAAGTTCCGATATGGTTAATTGGCGATAACGATAGAAGATTTTGTGAATATCCAATTATTAGAAGACCCGGATTTGATTATGGTATATCATATAATAATAGTAGAGCATTTACTACTCAATTGTGGGATTCTGAACAAAATCATTTATATCAATGGATTAAACGTTACGAAAATCAATGGAGTTGGGTAACCCTATCAGTTGATTCGGCAAATCAAAATATTCATTTTTATCTGAATGGAAAAGAATCAGATGCAAGACATGGAACTGGTACAAATTCTCCACTTCACTATGAGAATCGCTTAAAGAGTTATGGTTTAGATGATTATTATATTGGAACAACCGCATCAGTTGGTAAAAATGAACCCAACAAATGGTTTAAAGGTGATATAGCAAAGGTTATGATGTGGAATCGTAAATTAGAAAAAGAAGAAATTGAAAATTTACAAAATCAGTTACCTTCTTCTGGTTTGGTTTTACATTATGATTTTAATATTGATGTCGATTCACGTGTTGCAACTGATTTATCTAATAATGGAATAAATGGTGAAATTAAACGTTGTGAATTAAAATCAGAAAAGATTAAAATTCCATATACAATCATTCCACATAGAAGACCGGGTAAATTAAGGTGCTTACCACATCAAGATGAAGGATTAATTAAAGTTGGTGGCGTAGATAAATGGGCAAAGGGAGAAACAACAGCTAGAAATGAAAGAAGATACGTTTTACAAATGCAACAAGGTACTTGGGATTATAAATCAGATGGTATCGCTCAATTAAAATATGAGTTAATAACAATTGATGAAATAACGCCAAAAGCAAAGTTGATAAATGTAAAATTGTAATATATATAGATATACAAAAAGAAGTTATGGCAGAAGAAATACAAAACAATAAAAACACCGAACTCAAAAAAACATTAACGGGTGAAAATCCATTTTATGTTGGTGTACGTGATTCATTAAATGAAAAAGGTAATGGTATGTGTTTAGCAAAATGGACACAAACCACCATGCACTTACAATTAGGACATACTCACTCATGCCACCACCCTCGTACTCATCCAATTCCTACCAAAGAGATTGCACGTAACCCTTCGGCGTTACACAATACTCAATATAAGAAAAGAAGGAGAAAGGAAATGTTAGAAGGTAAACGACCCGAAGAATGTGATTATTGTTGGGCGGTTGAGGATAATTCAGACAGGTTTTCAGATAGAACATTTAAATCTGCAGAGAGTTGGTCATATCCATTTATGGAAGAGATTAAAAATTCAGATTGGAGAGATGACTATAACCCAAAATATGTAGAAGTTGCATTCTCAAATGCATGTAATTTCAAATGCTCATATTGTGCACCGGCATTTTCATCAAAATGGATGGAAGAAATTGAAGAACATGGTGCATACCCAACAACTGATAAATTTAATTCACTAGATTATAATATTAGTGAAAATAAAATGCCGATAAAACATAGTGAATTAAATCCTTATGTTGATGCGTTTTGGAAATGGTGGCCGGATTTATATAAAGACCTACATACATTTAGAATCACCGGTGGAGAACCATTAATGTCAAAAGATACATGGGATGTATTAGATTACATAATAGACCATTTAGACCCAAATAGAAATTTACAACTTGCTATTAATTCAAACTTAGGTGTACCTGATAAATTAATAGATAAATTTATTGATAAGGTAAATAAAATATGTGATGAAAATAGAGTAAGAGAATTTATTATTTTTACATCATGTGATAGTTGGGGTGACCAAGCAGAATATATTAGAAACGGATTAGAATTTAATCGTTTTTGGGATAATGTTAATAAAATATTAACCCGTTGTCCACGAGTAAATTTAACATTTATGGCCACTTATAATGCGTTATCAGTTCCAAGTTATGGTAAATTAATTGAAGGTATATATGATTTAAAAAAGAACTATGGTTCGGCAGATAGATATTGGCAATCAGCTGTGTTTTTAGATACCTCATATTTGAGATACCCAACACATCAGACAGTTCAAGTACTACCATATGATTTTTCTCATTTAGTATATGAACAAGCTCAACTTGCAGATTTCTTAGCAGTACCATTATTTGAAAACAAATATATAGGATACTCTGATATTGAAATTCAAAAAATAAAAAGAACATACGATTGGATGATATCTCCATTAGATGAGAAAAAATTATTTGAACAAAGATATAATTTTGGTAAATATTTTGAAGAACATGATAAACGAAGAGGAACTGATTTCAAAAAAACTTTTCCTGAGTTTGCTGAATTTTATGAATTTACAAAAACAATTAAATTATGATTTTTAACGGAGCCGAAGCGTGGTTTGTACCACCAACAAGTAGATATGGGTTAAGTAGGGTTTCTTCAAAAGAATTGACTAATAAAGATTTTACATTTTTAGCAACAGTTAAAATTAATTGGGATGCTATGGATGCGAATGATATTACTCATGAAGCTGGAATACTTATAAAAAATGGTAAACACTTAGGGATATCAGCGTGTAAAACAGGTGATAATTATAGAGTGTTGAAAGCACAAATTTGGACATATCTAGAAAAGAAAATTGAAAAAAGTGAAAAATCTTTTTTTGTACCAAAACCAGAAGAAATTTTCATAACACTTAATCAATTCGATAATGATATAAGTGAAGAGTATTTAAACATAGCATTTGCATTTGATAGTAAAAATAAAAAAATTATATTAAGCGTTAAGCCAATATCTTCGGATGTTATAGAAAAAGAATCTTCATTTCAAAATGAATTAATTGATTATACAAATTCTTGGTTATGGGTTGGGTGTTCAAACCCGTTGGATAGTTGTCCTGAAGACCATAGACAATATTTTAATGGTGAAATAAACTATGTTGGTATTTTTGAAAAGTTTTTATTAATAGACGAAATTACTGATATATTTAAGAATAATTGGTCTAAAGAAAATGAACCAATTTGTGTATACGATTTTGAAAGAACTACCCCATATAAAGTTTTAGATATTACATTAAATGGTAATAATTTAATTAAATATGATAGAACATGGATGGACAGTATATAAAAAATAAAAATATAAATTTTGTATATGAGTTTAAAACTCCAAATGGATTTTTACCATTGGGATATAATAAATATTCGTTTCCAATTAATGCATTTGATAGTATAGAAACTATTAGAGATGAAGATTATATAATTATTGTTAATTCATCTAATGACCCTGCGGTTTATCATAAAAGGAATAGTAGTTATCCAATTAAATTATATGAAAGAGGTAGAAATTTAAATCATATATTAGTTAATGATTTGAATGAAGAAACAATAAATAATGATGACATTTATCTTTTATGTTTCGAATCATTTTCAACTCAGGTTTTATTTGAATATTATAGTAACGAAACTAATAAAATTGAAAATATGATATCTTCAAAATTATTAAATTTAGTTAAACAGTATTCAAATTTTAAAATAATGTTTGTTGATATATGGGAAGGTTCATATGAGCATAATATTGAGTTTTTTAAAAAACTAAACGAGTTTTTAGATAGAAACAATATATCAGATACAAATAAAATTATAATAAGCACAGTTAATGGATTAATTGAAAAGGTTGATAATAATATATTAAACCCATCTGGTATTCAAAGAATCAATACATTTTGTAACGATAGTTATATAAACGAATCAGGTAAATTTATTTCAGAATTAAGGGCAACTAAAAATAAAGAAATTGTATCAAAAGAATATATCTATTCATTACAATCAGAATTAAAATTAAAAGAAAAACCTAAGAAGTTTTTGATGTATAATAGAAATACGTCAAGATTACATCGCCCCTGGTTTGTAAAATTATTATTTGAAAATAATTTATTAGATAATGGCTATGTTTCTTTAATTAAAAATGAAGAATTTGAAGAACATATTAAAAAATCTGACGAATTGGTTTCAGAGTTAGATTTAACCAAATCGGATTTTAATGATTTAAAAAAATCATATAAAGAATACTACCCATTGACAATAGATGAAGAAGATGGTGATACAATTGCTTGGTTTCATAATTATTTGAGTAGAAAGAAAGAATACGAAGAAACATTTTTTTCAATTGTAGGTGAAACTAACGCAGAAAAAAATTATTTGTTTATAACCGAAAAAACTACAAAACCAATTATGAATTTACATCCGTTTTTTATTGTAGGTTCACCATATAGTTTAAAATATTTACAAGATATGGGATTTAAAACTTTTTCTGAATTTTGGGATGAAAGTTATGATACCGAAACTAATTTTAAACTAAGATGTAATATGATTATAAACGAAGTTAAAAAACTTTGTAACAAATCACAAGAAGAATTAATTGAAATGATTAAAAATATGGAAGATATATTAATTTTTAACAAAAAATTATTACATTCTTTTTATAATAATAATAGAAATGAAAATATGTTTAGAAACAATTTAATAGATTTAATATGAATGTTTTAATTACAGGCGGTGCGGGATATTTAGGTTCGGTATTGATTGAGAGATTATTTAATAATGGTGGTATTACCAAACTTACAGTTTATGATAATTTGATGTACAATCAAACATCATTAATACATTATAGTTGGAGAAAGAATTTTGAATTTGTTTATGGTGATGTTAGAGACCAAGATAAACTTTCAAAATATGTAGATGAGGCAGATGTTATTATTCCTCTAGCAGCAATTGTAGGATTTCCCGCGTGTGATAGAGATAAAGACCTTGCTACTGCAGTAAATTATACTCATGTAAAATTTATATGTGATAGAATAAAGAATACTAATAAAAAGATTATATACCCCAACACAAATAGTGGGTATGGGATGGGAGAGAATGGTGAGTGTACTGAAGAGAGTCCACTAAACCCCATTTCTCATTATGGTGTAACCAAAGTTAATGCTGAAAAAGAAGTATTAAACTATGGTGGTATTTCGATTAGACTTGCCACCGTCTTTGGGTCATCACCTCGTATGAGAATGGACTTACTTGTTAACGAATTTGTTTACAAAGCATTAACTGATAAGTACATCACCATTTTTGAGAAAAATTTTGTAAGAAACTACATACACATCAGAGATGTTGCAAATACATTTGTGTATATGATAGAAAATTATGAAAAATTAAAAGGAGATGTATTTAATGTGGGTCTTTCAAATGCTAATTTATCAAAACAACAATTAGTAGAAAAAATAAAAGAATATGTGCCTGATTTTGCAATCACATATTCAGATTATTATGAAGACCCAGATAAACGAGATTATATTGTTTCTAATGCTAAATTAGAATCGCTTGGATGGACTCCACAATATAGTTTAGATGATGGAATAGTAGAATTAATAAAAACATATAAAATTTTAATCCAGGACTTATCTTCAAAGTATAGAAATGGATTCCCTTTAAGTTATGGCACAAGGACGTAGTATATTTTACAAAGAAAGAGGGTGGAATGATTTTCACTATTATAATGGATTGATATTACCAGAGGTAAAAATCGTACAACCATCCACGTATTACGAATATAGGGGTTCAATCTCTACAACTTATCACTCAGAGTATTATGACCGTTTGTTGCCCGCCGCTGAACGCAACAATGGGTTAGAATTTAAGCATGATAGGTTCTCAAAATCAAAGGTAGGTGTATTGAGAGGAATGCACTATGATGAAAAGACTTGGAAATTAGTAAGTTGTCTGCATGGTCGTATATATTTGGTTGTAATGGATGTCCGACCAAACTCACCAACTTATGGTAAGTGGGAATCTTTTATAATTTCTCCAGAAACAGGTACACAGGTCTTAATTCCACCAATGTTTGCAAATGGTCATTATGTGATGGAGGATGATTCTATCTTTTTTTATAAAATGGCGTATGAAGGTGAATACAACGATGAAAACAAACAAAAAACAATAGTATATAACGATAAACGATTTAATGTTGAATGGCCTGTAGCACAACCAATACTTTCAAATAGAGATAAAAATGGAAATTAAAAATTTAGATTATCACGAAGACCGCTGGCCCGATGGTAATCTTACAAAAGAAGAACTCATTGGATTTGAAGACGAAGTGATTCAGCATTGGGAATCAGGAGAAATTACCGGCCCAATACACTTATCAAATGGAAATGAGGATGAGTTAATAGAAATATTTAAAAAAGTAGGTATAGATGATTGGGTATTTTCCACTTGGAGGTCTCATTATCACGCCCTTTTACATGGAATTGATAAATCCTGGTTAAAAGATGAAATTTTAGATGGTAGAAGTATAACTATTGTCAATAAAAAATGTAATTTCTACTCATCTGCAATCGTAACGGGTATACTACCTATTGCATTGGGTGTTGCTAAAGCAATTAAACTAAAAGGTGAAGATAAAAAAGTATGGTGTTTTATTGGTGATATGACTTTTGAGACTGGAATTTTTTATGAAGTACATAAATACGCTAGAAATCATAATTTACCACTTTATTTTATAGTTGAAGACAATGAAGTATCTACAAATACACCGACTTCACATACGTGGGGAGAAATTCAGCGAGAAATACCAGAAGATGTTATCTATTATAAATATAAATCAAAATATCCGCATTACGGAACAGGAAAATGGGTAGTCTTTTAAACTTTGTATTCTTAAAGGATACACGCGAATATAATGGAGATAGAACCTATGCGATGGAAGGGCCTATTTTCTGGTATATTTATAATAAAAATTATTCACATACTATAAACTCCGAAATAAAACCAGGTTATAGAAATATATTATTAATAGAAGGTATTGAGAAATTTCAAAGTCTATTAAATATACCAAATAGTGTGTATGATTTTATAAAAACAAATGATATAAAGTTATTATTTACATCTATACCAGACCCTTGTAATATACATAGTTTTATTACCGGATTTAGATATATAAAAACAAAATTGCCTCGTATGAAATATTATTTAGTTGATAGTAATAGACGATTAGAAGGTATATTATCATTTGATTTTTTCTTAGAAGAATCTATGTGGAATAGACATCAATATTTTAGAAATGAAAACAACGATTTGGGATATATAAGTGAAGAAATTCAACTAAATGAATTAGATGGGTATAGAAATAAAAAATTTATTTGTTTTAATAGGTCAGTAGACAAAGAACATAGAGTTTCTTTATTAAATGAGTATCTTAGCGGAAATTACTCAGACTCGTATTTTACATTTTTATTAAAAACCAATGGTTACGCTAGAATTTACGGCACAAAACCAAATAATAACCAAAAACAACAAGTAAATGTTGATTTCCTTAATAGTAATCTTCCAATTGAATTAGATACCCAAAATATATTAGATAAAGGAAATTTTAGAGTAAATGATACGTTTAAAAAAGAATTATTTTTAAATTCATGTATAAATTTAGTAACTGAATCATCATTTGAACAAAATGAATTATTTGTTTCTGAAAAAATACTAAAACCAATATTAAATTATCAACCATTTATAGTTTTTGCAGGATATGGTTATTTAAAACATTTAAAAACGTATGGTTTTAAAACTTTCTCTGATTTTTGGGATGAAAGTTATGATGATATTGAAAATCCAGAAGAACGTTTTTTTGCTTTATTAAAATTAGTTAGAAAATTGAATGAAAAGAGTATTGAAGAGTTAAATGAATTGTACAAAAATTTAAAACATATATGTATATATAATAAAGAAATTTGGAATAAATTAGAAATCAATAGTTTAGATAATATATTAAAAAACATAGAAAATGAATGGTAAAAAGGTTTTGATAACAGGTGCCAACGGCTTAGTTGGTAATTACATGGTTGATAAATGTATCCAAAGAGGAGCATTTGTAACCGCAGTGGATATTAACACTCCAGAAAATCAATTAGAAAAATACAATGTGGATAACTATCAGTTTATTAAAGCTGATTTACGTGAATTCAAAAATTGTAAAAGAGTAGTTGAAGGACAGGATATAATTTTCCATATTGCAGGAGTAAAGGGTTCTCCAAAAAGAGCAGCCGAACAACCCGCGGATTATTTTGTACCAATGTTGCAGTTTAATACCAATATGATGGAAGCTGCACGTTTAGAAAATGTAGAATGGTATGTTTACACATCGACAGTTGGAGTATATCAACCGGCGGAAGTATTTTATGAAGATGATGTTTGGAAAACGTTCCCATCAGAAAAAGATAAATATGCAGGATGGGCTAAGAGACTTGGAGAACTTCAAGCAGAAGTATATTCAGTATCATACGATTGGAATAAAGTATCAATTGTAAGACCAGCAAATATTTATGGTAGACACGATAATTTTAGTCCAGAATCTACTGTCATTGCATCCCTAATCAAAAGATTATTCGGTGAAAAAGAACATCCATTAGTGTGTTGGGGAGATGGTTCTCCAATTAGAGATTTTATCTATGCAGGAGATGTTGCTGATGGGATTATTCAGGCATACGAACAAAAACTAACACAACCAATAAATTTAGGTAGTGGAACGGGCGTAACAATTAAAGAACTTGCAGAAACTCTTGTAGAAATATACGAAGAGATGTATGGTGAAAAAGTTGAAATAAACTGGGACCCAACAAAACCAAATGGTGATGAGAAAAGATTGATGAGCACTGAAAGAGCAGAATCATTTGGAATTAAACAAAAAATATCCTTAAAGACAGGATTAAGACATACAATTGATTATTATTTAAACGAATACAAAAAATAGAAATATGAAAAAAACAGACAAAATTTTAGTAACTGGAGCAAGTGGATTTATTGGTTCTAGATTATTAAAAAGTTTATACGAAGCAGGTTATACAAATTTGAGAGCAACTGCAAATTCTAGAGAATTAAGAAATGATTTTGAAGGTTCTAATAATATAGAATTTGTAAAAGGAGATTTACGCAAAAGTAGTGTATGTAAAAACCTTACAAACGGGGTTGATGTTATATTCCATTGTGCAGCAAATACATCTAATGCATTAGATACTAAATTCAATCCACTATTACACGTTACTCCAAACATTGAAATGAATGTTAATCTAATGGAACAATCGTGGATTAATTCAGTAAAGAAATTTATCTTTATATCATCAAACACAACATATCCAGATATGGGAGATATTCCTTGTACTGAAGATATGGAAATCCAAACTCCATCAATTGTACCGGTATATAAAGCAGTTGGTTGGATGAAACGTTATTGTGAAACACTTTGTGATTTCTTTTCGAATCAAATTCACAACCCAATGCAATGTATTATTATCAGACCTTCAAATGCTTTTGGACCAAACGATAAATTTGATTATGAAAAATGTCACGTTACCCCAGCAAATATTAGAAAGGTTGCAGATAACCTAAACCCGATACCAGTATGGGGTGATGGAACTGAAGTTAGAGATGTTATCCACGTAGATGATATGGTTAGTGGATTTATATGTGTGGCAGAAAACGTTCACACTCATGATATCTATAATGTATCATATGGTGAAGGGTATACTGTAAACGAAGTTTTAGATACAATTAAGGATATTGAAGGTAACACCAATCCAATTGAGTATGTAAATAATAAAGCACCAATGATACCCGTTAGATTACTTGATAATACTAAATTAAAAGCATTAGGTTGGAAACCAAAGTATGATTTACAAAGTGGATTAACTGATGCTCTTAAATGGTATAAAGAAAATAAAAATCAATTCAATCCAAATTCACAACCATAATGAGTACACCTCAATTTACACCATATGTTGATGCATTAACAAATGCAATGAAAACACTAATGGAAGATGATAGTACAATTCTAATTGGACAGCAAATTGTTTATTATGGAAATCCAATGTCAAAAACAATTGAAGGATTACCAAAAGAAAGAATGATTGAAGTTCCGGTAATGGAAGAAACTCAAATGGGAATAAGTTTAGGATTGGCAATGGCTGGACATAAAGTAGTTTCATTTTACCCACGTTGGGATTTTGTAATATGTGCAGGTAATCAATTAGTAAACCATTTAGATAAAATTAAAAAAATGTCAAATGGTCAATGGAATCCTCATATTTTAATTAGAGTAGGTAAGGGTTCGGATAAACCATTAGACCCTGGTCATCAACATAAAGGAAATTATATAGATGAATTTAAATCAATGTGTCCTAATATAGAATTTCATGATTTAAAGACTTGGCAAGACGTTGAATTATCATATAAATACGCAACCGAAAATATTGGTATTCATGTATTAGCAGAATATCCAGAGTTATACTATGCAAATTAATAGAGTATTTGATTTTATTGGTCCATCTGGTTTTATACCAAATGGAGTAAATTATAAATACACATCTGATATGTGGGATAGTAATTTTTATATTGATAATATTTTTATTGATGAATTTAATAAAAAATATTTACAAATAGCAGTATACGATTGTAATCTCAATATCGGTCCATTTAACATTACTGATATTCATATTTTTGATTTAAAATACAATGAAGAATCTAATATAGTTGGTAATTCAAATGATAATTATTTTTATACAATAACTCCATTTGGAAATGTATTAGTTGCAACAGGTCAAGATTTCACATATCATCAGAATCAGCATGTTTTTGATTTTATATCCGAAAGGGCTAAACAATATTTAAAAGCAAAGAATTTTTATTTAATTTTTGATTATAGTAGTGAGGGTGATATAAAACCGGATATTTTTTATAATATACACAAAGCATGTGAAACTCATAATATATGTCCATCTAAGGTAATTTTTATTACATCTGCGGTTAATACAACGGAACTATATATGGAATATTATGTAAAAGATAAAAATCCAAAATTAAAATTAAAAACAACTTGTTACCCCTGGCCATTTTTTGCTAAAGGAAAAGAAACAGTTAAATTAATGGAAGGAAATGTTGAATTATCATTTAATGGTAATACTAATAAAAATTCAATTAGTAAAATATCGGATTATTTTAAAATAAAGAATAGAAAAAAGAAGTGTTTGATGCTAAATAGGAGACTTAGACCGCACCGATTAATTATTCTTTCATTATTACAAAACGATAAATTATTAGATAGTACATTATCATCATTTGATATGAAATTATTATACACACCCGATGCCGGATTGGATTTAGTTAGTGGTGGTGGATATGACAATAAACCATATTTAACAGATTACCAAACTCGTGTAAAAATGAGTACAGGATTTCATGGATTAACTAAAATAAAAAAACAAGTAGTTGATTACGATGATATTGAATCAGTATGGGGGTTTGCATTTGAAACTAAACAACCATATGAAGATACCTATTTCAGTATTGTACCAGAAACTCTTTTTTATGAAGCAGGAAACTATATATCTGAAAAAACTTTAAAACCAATAGCACATTTACATCCATTTGTTATGTTAGGTAGACCTCACATTTTAAAAAAATTAAAGAAATTAGGTTTTAAAACTTTCTCTGATTTTTGGGATGAAAGTTATGATGAAATTGAAAATAATAGTGATAGAATTATAGCCGTATATGCTGTTATAAAAAAATTAATTTTATTATCAAACGAAGATTGGGATAGTATGATTACAAAAATGGCATATATATTAGAACAAAATAGAAATCATTTAATGAAATTTAATGATAAGTTCGTTCCAGATACTTATATAAAGAATTTAAATAAAATAATTAACGGAGAATCCGTAGATTTACTATAAATGAATCTTATTAAAAATATAGATAATAAAGTTTTTATATTTGAAAACGTATTAGAAGAATCAATTATAGATTTATTACTAATTCATAATCAAAAAAATATTAAAGAAAATAACTATGTTGCACGAATTGGATTGATTGATGATTTAGACCCTACAAATAATATATCATTTAATAAATCAGTAATAGATTTAACAGATGAAGAAAAATATATATGGGATAATTTTAAAAATACTGGTACTAAAAGAATTAATAAAAAAGATATTGAAATTCCAATAACTGATTATTCCTTACTATATAGTATTCAGAACCCAATAAAAGATTATTTAAGAAGTATATATGGTGATTATATTACTGAATATTATAACCAAACCACAAGTATACTTACATATTATCCCGGTCATTTAATGAATGTTCATTCGGATAGTACCCCTCATAATCCACGTATTTGCACAACTACACTATATTTAAATGAAATGAAGGATGAATTTGAGGGTGGTGAAATTATATTTTATGGCGATATAAGTGGATATGAAAGTTCGAAGGTTATCGAAAATAATATTATTTATACACATAGACCTCAACGGAATCAATTAATTGTATTTGATTCATATTTTAATAAAGAGGGTATACAACATTCTGTTTCAGAAATTAAAAATTGGAATAGGGATGTATTTAGAACATATTGGCAAGAAACTCCAAAATAACATTAAAAACATATGAAATTACTAAAAAAAATATTAGATTTCTTTAATAAAAAAAGAAATAAAAAGAAACAAGCAGAATTATATAAAAAAAAGTTAGAAGAACTCCGTAAAAGAGACCCATTCGTTTATAAAAATCACTAATTCTTAACTCATTCATATTTATACACTAATAGAGTACTACACAAATGAATGAACTAAGTCAATATCTTGTCAATCAAATTTTATTAGAAGATACCGAATTACACAACTTTGTTGTAGTGTATTCAGGTAGATTCCAACCTTTCCATAAAGGCCACTACGCAACTTATCAAAATCTTTGTAAGAAATTTGGTAAGGATAAAGTGTTTATTGGAACATCTAATAAAACCGATAATAGACAATCTCCATTTAATTTTAAGGAAAAGAAAATAATCATGACTAAAATGTTTGGTATAACATCAAACAAAATAGTTGAGATTAAGAATCCATATGCACCTACTGAAATCTTAAAAAACTTTGATGAAACTACAACTGGTTATATAAGTGTTGTTGGTGAAAAAGATGAGATGCGATTGGGTGGAAAGTATTTTGAGAAATATAAAGGTAAGATAGCACAAGGATATAAGGAAAAGGGTTATGTATATGTTTCACCCTCACAATCAAACCCAATATCAGGTACCAATGTACGAAATTGGTTAAGTAAGGGCGATGAAGAACAACAAAAGGCGGGATTCTTAAAAGCATATCCAAAGTTTGATGAAAAAATATTCAAACTGATTACTCTTAAACTTAAAACTATGAGTGAAGGAATGCCAGGTGGAACGGGTATCGGATTATCGTTTCCAAACGGAACAATTAATGGTGCACCGAAACCTGAAGATGTGAAAAAGATGCGTAAAAAGTTAGATGATGAAGATGAGGTAAACGAAGAGATTAAATTAGATGTTAATATTGGTGATACCATATTAATGGGTAAATTTAAAAATAAAAAAACAGTAGTTAAGACAATTGGTAAAGATGAGCATGGTATGCCAACTATTAATGGTAAAAAAGTGGCTACATTTAGAATTCTACCAAAACAAAATATTTTTAAAGAGGCAGCATCTACTGCAGGCGGTGATGATTCACAACCCGATGGTGGATATCTACCAAAAGGTAAGACAAGAGTATTAGGCGGTGATGATGGAGTTAATAGTAGTGATGATTGGTTTGTTAGGGGAGGTTATACCCAAACCGATTTTCCAAAAGCAGATGCAATATATGCATCAGATGATGAAAACCAAATAACCTTTAAAATTAAAACAAAAAACAACGCTAGAAATTTGAATAAACCGACTACATATCCACTTGGATTTGATGATGTTGATGTTACTCACGAAGTTGAAAAAATTGAAAAGGTAGAAAAGAGATTGAAAAAGAAAGCAAAACAAAAAGATTCTATTTCAGAATTAATATCTGATTATTCTGATTTATTAGATTCACTATTTGAAAGTGATGGTGAAGATGATAAATACGTGCACGTGGGGTATGGTAAATACAAAGAAAAAAGTAAAAAAGATGTAGAAGGTGCACCCCTATTCAAAAAAGATGATAGTGGAAAATATAGTCCTATTGAGGGAGATGATAAAGGCGGTGAAGCTAAACCAACTGGTCAAGCAGTACAAGGTGCGGATATGTTTAAACATGATAAAAGTGTTAAACAACCAAAGGAAGAACCAAAACAAGAACCTACGAAAGAACCGGCTGAAGATTGGACAAGTGGAAAAGATGGTTGGGAAATTTTAGATGATGATAGGGCAAAAGTAACCACTATTAGAGATTATAGTGATGAAGAATACAAAGGTGAGACTGGTGAATATTTTGAAAATGAGGTAACTAAAAAAGTTGCACCAAATGCATTTAAAGATGAATCAGAAATGATTCAAAAAATGAAAGATGCCGAACCTGTTTACATATCATCTGAAGAATTACAAAATATGAGTAATACTGATGTGGGTGATATTCTATCGGCAAGTGAAGAGGGTGGACAAGATTCTATGAAAGCAAGAGGTAAAGAACTTGCAGATGAGTATGGTAAGGATTGGGATAGATTAGAAAAGGGGATTGAAAGTGGTAATGATGTTCCTCCACCATTGGTATTGAGAGATAAGAATGGTAAATTACATTTATTAGCAGGAAATACTCGTTTAATGTCATTTACTGCATATGGTAAAAAATTGCCTGTGAAAGTAATAGATTATGATGGAGAGTTTAACTATGATGAGGAAGAGACTCCACAATCTGATGAACCAAAACGTTCAATATCAAAAAATATACAAAGAAAAATTAGTGGTTGGGCAGAAAAAGAAAAAGAATTTTTTACAAAAGGTCAAGATAAACCAAAATCAGAAACTCGTAGAAGCATAGGTGAAACTTTAAGAGATAAAGCTAAGGGTGCACGTAATGCTATTGTGCATGGATTTAAACACGAGGCACATTTATTCAAATCGGCAGCAAAAGGTGTTAGTAATTTTGTTAGTGGAAAGGAAGTAACTAAAGAAGAAAGGAAAGCCCTACTTGATGTTGGTAAAAAAGTAGTTATAGCAGGAATATTGGGAGTAGCAACTGGTGGATTATCTCATGGTATTTTACCATTTGCACAACATCTTGCAATTGAATTTGTTCCACACGTTGTAGCAGAAACAATTGCATTAGGTGCAGGAAAAGCTGCATTATTTGCTGATACTAATGAAGACGAAAGAATGTTAAATGCATTTACGGATAAAATAATTGATGGTATTGAAAATATGGAAATACCAGAGGATGTAATGAATAGTGCAATTGATACCTATAATCAAAAAAAAGATTCAGACAAAAATAATTTAGAGGAAATAGCAGTTCAAACTGATTTTATTCCTGGTGGATTATCAACTAATAAAAAATTAACTGATTTTGCTACAAAATATAATACTACCATTGATGTAATAAAAGAAAAAATTAAAAATGGTATTAAAGTAGAAATGGAACATACTTCAGATATTCGTTTTGCAACTAAAATAGCAAAAGACCATATTTGGGAAGATTTGAACTATTATACTAAACTAAAAAAAGTTGAAAATGGCGTTAAATCTGAAATGGCAAAAACTGATATGGATGCGGTTGAAAAATATGCCGATTCACAAATGAATCCAACTGATGTTGATTTAGGAAAAGAAACTGACCATTTTTTTCAAAGGTTGAACGACCCGCGAAATGGTAAGGAAATATCACCTGCAGAATTAACGGGATTATTCAAAAGATTGGCTAGAAACAAAAAGAAATTTTTAGAGTTTCTAAAACAATATAGAGAGTTTGTAGTTAAAGATAGAGTATCGAATATCAATATAGCATTTATTAAAGTTGCTGATAGATTGATTGCTAAGACGGTAATGAGAAAAGCGGATTTTAAATCATCTACTCCAGTGTTTACAACCGAATCTATAAACGAAGGGGATAGAGACCCTAAAGCAATAAAAGCTTATTATGAGGCAGTATGTAAAGATTTAAAAATAACACCTTTACCGGTGAAGTTTGGTAATGTTGGAAAAGGCGGTGCAGCATTAACTTACAATGTTAAGACAATGAAACCTCTTTACATTTCATTTAATGTAAATAGCATGCAAGACCCAGAATACGCTATTCTACATGAAATAACTCATCAAATAAAATTAGAAACTGAGCAGGATGCCTATATGGGTAAAAGAGACCAAACTGCTCAATTTAAAAAGTTAGAAAATAAACTTGTTGAGAAGTATATGTATTCAAGATTTTCCAAAATATTATGGGAATCGGTAAATGAATCAAAAGAATTAATAATGGAAGGTGGTGCATATGGACATATGAATCATCCGTTTGATACTGAAATCAATTTAACCTTCGGCCAACTTAAAGATATCGTAAATCGTGCATTGGATGGTAACTTAGAATTTGCTAGAGAGAAAACTGATGGTCAAGCATTAGCAATTAGTTGGATAGATGGTAGATTAGTAGCAGCAAGAAACAAATCACATTTGAAAAACAAAGGTGCTGGGGCGTTAGATATCAACGGAGTAGCAGATAAGTTTGCGGGTAGAGGTGAATTAACTGATGCCTATAATTTCGCGATGAAAGACCTATCTAATGCCATAAAATCATTATCCCAAGCACAAAAAGATAAAGTATTTAAGAATGGTTCGTGTTTTATGAACATAGAGGTGATATATCCTACCTCAGTCAACGTCATTCCTTACGGTCAACCACTATTAGTATTTCACGGAACAATGGAGTACGATGAGAATGGTGATGCAATAGGAGAATCGGCAGAAGCAGGTAGAATATTGGGTGGAATGCTTAAACAAGTAAACGCCGATGTTCAATCAAAGTATACACTACAAGGACCACCGGTATTAAAGTTACCAAAATCACAAGACCTATCATCTAAGAAAGGTAAGTATCTTACTATGATATCTAAATTACAAAAAGAATTTGGATTGGGAGATACTGCAGGTGTTGCTAATTATCATCAAGCATGGTGGGAGAACTTTGTAGATAAGAAATCACCAACTACATTAGATAACGCCACTAAAATGGGGTTAGTTAAGAGATGGGCGTTTAACGAAAAGGGATTCCGCATTGATAAGAATTCAATTAAGGATGAAAAAACCCTTGCATGGGCTACTAAGATAGATAAGGAAGACCATAAGGGTATTTCAAAAGATAACTTAATGAAATTTGAAGATATTTTCTTAGGAGTTGGTGCAGATGTATTGGAATTTACCGCATCGGTACTAACAGTTAATCCAGATTCTGCTCTTAGAGAAATGCAAAAACGATTACAACAAACGATAAAGGATGTTCAGGCAAGTGGAGACCCTAAGAAGATAGATAAACTAAAATTAGAACTTAAAAGATTAAATGCAATTGGTGGTGCTAAAAGAATCGTACCAATCGAAGGAATTGTATTTGTATATAACGGACAGACATTCAAATTAACAGGAGCGTTCGCCTCTCTGAATCAATTATTGGGTATTTTTTACGCATAATTTATTTTATATATACTTATATATATATTAAAATAAAAACCTAATATATAATAATGGCAAAGGAATTTAATAAAAAGTTTATGCATCCAACTCGTAGGAAGTTGGTGGATATGGTTATGACAGGTGGTGAATATGCTAAAAGCACCACAGTTGGATGGGAAACCGCTAACGTAGAACGAAAGGTTGGTGATGTTTGGGAAGATGAACATCATAGATATGAGAAAAAAGAGGGATTCACAATGAAAACTTCTAAAAACTCTGAAGCGTTTGATGAAATCAGAAAATATATAGCAGAATTAGAAAGATGTTCTAATCCAGATTGTACTACAATAAAGATTAATAGTAATCATAAGAAGGTTATTAAAAAAACTGGATATTGTATCAATTGTTTAGCGGAAAGAGAACATAAAGTACGAGTTGCCGGAGTATGGGAACAATATGAGGATTATAAAATATACACTCGTATGATAATCGATGGTAAAATAAAATTAGAAGAACTCCAACAAGCACACGATGATGTGAAACCTTACTACGAATACGTTAATGAGGATGGAACTACGGAAAAATGGGAATTACCTAATTCAGTAGAGGAAACCCAAAAAGAAATAATGGAAATTATTACAAATGGTAAAGCAGAGTTACAAAAAGTAGAAGAGTTCCGTAATAAAGCATTTGAAATTTTAAAAGAACATAATTGTGAACATTACGTTTAATACAAAACAATAATGGCAGGAACTTCTTTAAAAGATATAATAAAATTAGAATACCAACGATGTGCTGGTGACCCTATATACTTTATGAAAAAGTATTGTATGATTCAGCATCCTGTCCGCGGTAAAATACCATTTCATTTATATCCATTTCAAGAAAATACACTAACACAATTCAAAGACCATCGATATAACATCATTCTAAAATCTCGTCAAACTGGTATATCTACCTTAACTGCGGGATTTGCATTGTGGAAGATGTTATTTAATCAAGATTTTAACGTATTGGTAATTGCAACTAAACAAGAAGTTGCTAAAAACCTTATTACTAAAATTAGGGTAATGAATCAATACTTACCTAGTTGGTTAAAACAAACAACAGTTGAAGATAATAAACTTTCGTTACGATACTCAAATGGTTCACAGGCAAAAGCAACTTCTGCAGCAGGTGATGCTGGTCGTTCTGAAGCATTATCCCTATTAGTATTTGATGAGGCAGCATTCATTGATAATATTGAAGAAATTTGGATATCTGCACAATCTACTCTATCAACGGGTGGTAATGCAATTATTCTTTCTACTCCTAATGGTGTGGGTAATTTCTTTCATAGGACTTGGGTTAGTGCAGAGGATGGAACTAATGGATTCAATACAGTCCGTTTACATTGGACGGTTCACCCCGAAAGAAATCAAGAATGGAGAGATGAACAACAAATACTTTTAGGAGCAAAGGGTGCAGCACAAGAATGTGATTGTGATTTTGTATCCTCCGGTGATAGTGTCATAGACCCACAACTTCTAATGTTTTATAGGGAATCATTTGTACAAGAACCATTGGAAAAAACTGGCTTTGATGGAAATCTTTGGAAATGGGAATATCCTGATTATCAAAAATCATATATGGTTGTTGCGGACGTTGCACGTGGAGATTCTACGGATTACTCCGCCGCACAAGTAATTGATATTGTTAATTCGGTACAAGTAGCAGAATATAAAGGAAAATTAGATACAAAAGATTTTGGAAATTTCTTAGTTTCCTTAGCAACTGATTATAATGAAGCACTTTTAGTAATAGAGAACGCAAATATTGGATGGGCAGTTATCCAACAGGTAATCGATAGGGGATATAAAAACTTATTCTATATGAGTAAGGATTTAAAGTATGTGGATGTTGAACATCAGATGCATAATAAGTTTAGGGCAGAAGAAAGAGGTATGGTTGCAGGTTTCTCAACTACATCTAAGACACGACCTTTGATTATTTCAAAGTTAGATGATTACTTCAGAGAGAAATCTATCACCATACGTTCTAATAGGTTGATAGAGGAGCTTTTTACCTTTATATGGAACAATAATCGTGCGGAAGCAATGAGGGGATACAATGATGACTTAGTAATGGCGTTATCGATTGCTTTATGGGTTAGAGATACCGCATTGAGATTAAGACAAGAAGGAATTGATTTAACTATTAAATCATTGGGTGGAATTCAACAACAAACCTACGAATCTGGGTTCTATGGGGGTAGTTCTAATGATGATAATCCGTGGTCAATGAGAGTAGGTAATCAAGATGAAGATTTGACTTGGTTGATTAAATAAAAAATTTAACATATTTATAGTGTATAATAAGATGCACTATTAAATAATATAATTTTAATATAAAAAATAAAATATGGCAGATACTACATTTTTCACCCGATTAAAAAAACTTTTCTCTACAAAGGCAGTTGTTACTGTCGATGCTAGTGGAAAACGAAAAGTTTTTGATGCGGATGAAAAACAACAAACTAACTTATCTTCATTAAAAGATAGGTACACAAAAATACAAAAATCTTTTTATGAACAAGCAGGTGGTGCACAATCAATGGCATACGCTCAAGTTCGTAGAGAAGTATTTAGAGATTTTGATGCAATGGACCAAGACCCAATTATAGCATCTGCATTAGATATTTACGCTGATGAATCTACACTTAAAAACGAATTTGGTGATATCTTAACAATTCGTTCAGATAATCAAAGAGTACAAGAATTATTAGAAAATCTTTTTTATGATATTCTTAATGTTGAATTCAATCTATGGCCGTGGACACGTAATATGTGTAAATATGGTGATTTCTTTTTAGGACTTGAGATTGCTGAAGGTAAAGGTATAGTAAACGTTACTCCACACTCACAATACAATACTGAAAGAATAGAAGGACATGACCCTGAGAATACCTCACTTGTTAAATTCAAAGTACAAGAAGACCCAATTGGTAAAGTAGAGTATGATAACTTTGAAATGGCCCATTTCCGTTTATTATCGGATACCAACTGGTTACCTTATGGTAAATCAATGATTGAAAATGGTAGAAGGTTATGGAAACAATTATCTCTAATGGAAGATGCGATGTTAATTCATCGTATTATGAGAGCACCTGAAAAAAGAGTGTTTAAAATTGATATTGGTAATATTCCACCAACGGAAGTTGATAACTACATGCAAAAGATTATCAATAAGATGAAAAAAGTTCCATTCTTAGATAAAACAAGTGGTGATTATAATTTAAAGTATAATATGCAAAATCTTACGGAAGATTTTTATCTACCGGTAAGAGGTGGTGATAGTGGAACTGCTATTGAAAACTTAGCAGGATTAGAATACGCTTCAATTGAAGATATTGATTATCTGAAAGCTAAATTATTTGCTGCATTAAAAATTCCTAAAGCATATTTGGGATATGATGAAAATGTAAATGGTAAAGCAACCCTAGCAGCAGAAGATGTTCGTTTTGCAAGAACAATCGAAAGAATCCAAAGAACAATTACTTCAGAATTATCTAAAATAGCAGTTATCCACTTATATGGTAATGGTATTCAAGATTCTGAAATGACTAATTTTGAAATTGGATTAGTTAACCCATCTACAATCTACGAACAAGAGAAAGTAAATTTATGGAGTGAGAAAATTCGTTTAGCAACTGATATGGCTGCATTGAAAATGTTATCTAAAGATTGGATATATGAAAATATATTTAAATTATCAGAAACCGAACAAACTGAACAACGAGGTAAAGTAGTTGAGGATTTAAAGGATGTATTCCGTTATAACTCAATAGAAAACGATGGTAACGACCCTGCAAACCCTCCAAAACAAAACGATGTTGAAGAAAGTTTAGAAAATCTTAAAACAGAATTGAAAGATAAAGGTGGTAGACCCCGCGAAGGTAATACTTATGGTAAAGACAAACATCCTTATGGAAGAGACCCATTAGGTGATGATGAGAGAACTTCAAAAAGAAGTAGAACATCTGAAACAAAAGCAATGAATTACATCAATGGGATTTCATCAAAAAAGAAATATTTACACGAAACTAAAGATATGTTAGATGAAACTAATATTATCGATGATACGGAAAATTAATCTAACTTCTAATTTTTTATATTTATATATAGAAATTTGAGTCTATCAAAATAAGGATTTAAAAACAATGAAAAAAATTAAACATTCGAAATTTAAAAATACTGGGTTTTTATTCGAACTATTAACTCGTCAAATCACGTTGGAGATTTTAAATAATGCTCCGGTTGAGAAGGCTAAAAAAATAGTACAAGAATTTTTTGGTGGTAAAACTGAATTAGCAAAAGAATTGCGTTTATTCAATTTACTTACAACTGAAAAATATAATTCAGAAAGCAAAGCAGAAAAATTTATTGATGCTATTATCGAAACTCGTACTAAATTAGATGAAACTAAATTATTAAGAGAAAAATATAATTTAGTAAAGGCTATTAAAGAAAATTTCAATATTGAAGAATTTGTTGCTTCTCCTGTTTCTAATTATAGAGTATTAGCATCGGTTCATAAGATTTTTGAAGCAAAGATACAAGATGTAACTAATGTTAAGGATGTATTTGATGCTAAGATTACATTAGTAGAACACGTATCTACAACCCAAACATCTATTAAGAAGATTGAAGATAAATTAATGGAAACATATAAGAATCAAGAAAAAGATTTGAGATTGTTGACATATAAAATTCTAATTGAAACATTTAACAATAAATACACTAACTTAAACGACGACCAAAAAGGTCTTTTAAGAGAATTTATTAATAATGTTAATAACACTTCTAAATTCGGTGAATACTATGATTCACAATTAAAGAAAGTGGTGACCGAACTTCATAAATTACATTCCGAAATTAACGATAAAATCACAAAAATTAAATTAAAAGAAACTATCAATGTTTTAAAAACACAAAAGATAGGAAAGAAAATTACTGATGAACAAGTTTCAGCGTTGATGATATCATACGAATTAATAAAGGAAATAACCAATGTCAGAAAAAAATATTAAATCTTTTATAGACGAACTTATTAAGGAAGTCGAAGATGAATTAGATGAAGCCAATGTGACAGGTAATGTTGATGGTTACGATACTCCTCATGCCTTTTCTGGTAAAAATTCTGATAAAAAAAGAAAAAAAACTGCAACACAATTCGGTTATACATTAGTAAATAATGATATTAATAATATTGATGAATCCATAAACGAAGATACTAAACGTGTAAATATATTAGGTATAGATTTTAATATAAGTGAAATGAATGGAAGAATATTCTTTTCTTTTATAGATAAAAAAGCAGCAAGTATTAAAATTAGAGAAATAGGAACTAATAAAATAGTAAATCTTATACAAAATAGTTTAGATAAAGCATATGGTAAGGGCGAGTTTTTCTTTAAAGGTGGAGACCATGCTGAATTTCAAAATGGATATTTATTCCAACGAAGTATCGGTAATATAAAACTTAATAAACTTAAATTTGAATCAGTAAACGAAGCTAAACCATCAGTAGTGGGAAACATGAACGCTTATGGACCATCAAAAGTATTGGGTAAGGGTGGGGAGGTTTTAGGATTTGTTCCAGATACTCCAAATGCTATAGCAACTCTAATACAAGATTATCCAACTGTTCAGGCAATAGAATTCAAATCTTCTTTTTTCTTTAATTTTAACTCATATAAGAGTATAAAAAA